GAAACAAACCGATGCACTACGAAACTGACATCATCATTCATCAGTATTCATCTGATGGAGATTTTTATTACAAACTCAAAGTCACAGATGTAATGAATATGGATTACTACTATGATGGTAGTGCTTCCACACTTGATGATGTTATGGAATGTATCCAACTTCACCTCAAACAACATCAGAACTGAAATGATTGAACGAGTAAAATTCACACACGTCACACGAGTGATTGACCCAAAGACACGCATTCATTATCTGGATGCTGTTGATGAGAATGGACGACACTGGACTGCCCAGATGACACATACAGAAGAGCCTTGGATTATTTACAAGGAAGTTTGGAAAGAAGACCCACAGCAACCTTACATTCTATGACTTACAAGTGCCCTCGTTGTTCTACCAGAGTTAAAGACTGGTCTGGTGATGACGCTAAATGTGGATTTGATGAGAATGGAAACTTCCTTGAACACAACTGGAATTGTGCTACTCTAAATGCTCTCCGTGAGATGAATGGAGAAGAAACTTGGTGTGATAACAATTATGTGAAAGTTGTAAGTTGTTCTGATGTTGGATTTGGTATCCTGACTTGGTATAAACAACGTGGGCAAACTGATGATTTCCGTGATGGTTATTTTGATAGAGGAACTCTACGGTATGCACAAGAACTTCTGGGTGATGTAGAAGTTGATTATAGTGACTGGGATAATGTAAATCTTGACTGGGAGGATGATAAAGAATGACCCTTGAAGACATCCTAGAAGAATACGGACAGGAAGTATTAGATACTTACTATGAACTCTTCCCAGACAAAAGTATTTCAAAGTTTCCTGACCGTTTCTGTGGTTTTGTTGGTGAATATCAGGATTTTGTGTTAGACTGTTATCATTCAACTGGTAGTGATGAACTGGAAACACTTGAAGACTTTATGAATGGTGTATTCCAAGAGTATTATTATTACTGCGAAAAAACAGCAACAGGATTTGTATTTTATAATGAAGACCGATGACTGAAGAACCAAATTATAATGAAATTTTTAAACAATATTGTGAGGAGAACAAACCACCAACTCTCTGGGAAGAACTGAGTGGACTTGGGTATTTTCCTGATAGTTGCGATGAGATCGTAGATGCGGTGGAGAAGTGGTTGCCGAAAGAACACGACACTAACTCTTACAAATGGAATGAGTGCCTGAAACTTATGCGGGAGAAACTACGATGACTGAACGAAACCTAAAACAACAACTTCAGTATTCCTACTATGAGGATATGGAGGATGGTAGAACAACTGAAACAATTGATTATGATGCTTTGATTGAAATCATTGATGATTTGTATGATAAAATTGAAACACTTCAAAGAGATAATGAATTTCTAAAATCTTATGCTTGGGAACAATGAAAATTGAAATTACTCATACTCCACATCCAACTAAAGGATACACTGCTACAATCTGGGATGGTCCTGATGGAATTGATGAAGATAGTTTTGTCTGTCGTTCTCTTGGAGAATGTTTTGAACAGATTGTAATGTGGAGAACACTTAACGCACAACAGTATAAAGATGAATGAAGATATGCCTTGGGTTAATCTCACTCAAGAAGAAGTAGAAGAACTCCGCAACAAAAAACACGAACTCACTGAATATGGAAAACAGAGGTTGAGAGAACTTATCTACAAACAGGATATGCACAAAATGGAAGATGCTGCAAAAGACCTTGTTCTTGAAAATCTTACGCACGAAGAAATGTTGGAAATTGCTGAAAAAAGAGAGGCAGAAAACAAAGCACTTGCTGCCCTTGATGAACTCTATGAGAAGCACGGTGATGCTATGCTGAAACTTGCAGAGATTGAAAAAGATGAATGGGAACGCAAAGAACGAAGTGATACTGTGCTGCGACGATATAATCACTTCTATAATGAAGAATGTTCTGGGATGCCTCACGGCACACCAATCACACCAGAACATATGCAGGCAATCACACTAGAATGTATGGTTCATGCTCTTATGTGTGAAAATATGAATGTTGAGTATAACGTGATTGCGATTGATGATATCAAAGATTTGATTGCACGATTGTATCAACAGAGTAATGAGTTTCTAGCAAGAGTACAAGAATTCAAAGATAGTGCTGATGGTGTAGCATAATGACCAAACTTTGTAAGGATTGTAAGTATTATCGTAAGGATTGGATGGGTCATCTATTTGGATTTGGACACCGACACGATACTTGCACATCACCAAATACTTCAAGTAACCTTGTGACTGGTAATGAGAGCAGGTTCTGTGATATGCTCCGTGCTAAATGTTGGGAATCACTTGATTACTCTTGTGGTCCAGAAGGAAAGTTCTGGGAGGCAAAATGAACGAGGAAAAGAATCCTGATGAAATTGTCGTCAAGGACATTGATATGGTACACTTTGAGATGATGGATGATGGGTTCCTCTGGTGTGGAATCTATCATAAGAATGGTCAGGTTGATCATTTCAATATCACTGCAAAGAAAAACAAACTCTCTACACTATGGATGCCCAACTGTGGATAATACTATGACCTGGAAAGAATATTGGCAGATGACCAAATGGGAATGGTTCATTGAAGGTTTTCGTCATATTGAATATATCATTGATTGTCGTGTTACGATGAATCATTTTGGATATGATGACTTCTGGGAGGCATTATCATGGGGATGGTGTTGCGAATACATCTATCCTTATGATGATCCTTATAATCCATGGATTTCACCTGAACGCAAGCTAAGGTTAGGGAGGTGGACATAATGGACTTTCCAGTGTTTTTAAATAAGTGGATCATTTCAAATCGATTTCTACGTTATACACCATTCTGGTGGTGGTATCGGTTAATGAGTCATGAAGGATTCCGATTTGATGATTATTATCTCTGGAATTCATTCTGGACTTCATTGAATGGTGGATACATTGATATGAATTATCAATGGGCATTTGAACAATTCTGGGGTAAAGGTGCAAAACCTGAGCGTATTGTATTACCAAAAAAAGACTTTGATGCTCTTGTAGAACGCTTGCAAGAACCACCAGATCCTGCTATAGTAGAAAGGTTTAAACAAATCATGAATCGCAAAGCACCTTGGGATGATGATTATGACGATTAATGTACATGAAGAACAAGACGGATCTTTCACTATCACCTGGGATGAGAATGATCCTAAGGAAAGTATTCTCAACACCTTTACAAAAGATGACTTCATCAAGGTCATTATGGAACATATTGAACATTTGGAGAAAGTAAATCTTGACGGAGAAATCTAAAATCTTCTATAATATCTGGTGTTGTGCATATCAGCGTAGATCAATGTACAAAGGAACACCAAGAGAGTATCGTGAACATGAAACTGTTCGTATGTGCTTAGATATGAAAGATGTTAAATTCTATCAGTTCGACACTGATAAACCTAAACGAAGTGGAATTTGTTAAATGAGACATCTTAGAATTTTTTTGTGGAGGATGGTATCTAATCTTGAAATGTGGTTATACCCATATGAAGAGGAAGATAGAAATGATTATTATTACACAGTCAAAAATGAAGAGACTGGTGAAAGTTATATGATCATTGAATGGATTAAATCATTTGATGAACGTATACAAAGACTGCAAGATGAGATGCTTTGGGCACAAAGCGAAATACGTGAACTTAAAAAATGATTCCTGAAAACATTTACGACTTTGCAATTGAAACAGCTAAGACTTCACCATCCAAGAAACAAGTTGGTGCGATTCTTTTGAATAAGAATAAGGTTGTTACTGCTGCTACCAATCTTGAAACAAAGTCTCATCCAATTCAAGCAAAGTTTGCAGAGAGAGTAGGTCTTAAGGAAAAGATCTACCTTCATGCAGAGATTGCTGCACTGGTGAAATGTAAGGAAGAAGTTGATACAATCATTGTTGCGAGAGTAAATCCACAAGGTAAGATTCGAATGTCTAAACCATGCCCGATTTGTCAATTAGCATTAAATGAAGCAGGAATTTCAAAAATTCATTATACTACAAATGATGGATTTCTCTATGAATATAGATAAGAAAAAGAGGTAACATGTAATGGGAATGTTTGACTATTTCAGATCGTCTTATGATCTTGGATCTGACTTTACAGAAGTAGAATGTCAGACTAAAGATATGGAGAAAGGTATTGGTGGAACGATGAGTCACTATTGGCTTGATCCAGCTGGTAAATTGTGGACCACTACTTATCGTGAAACTCATACATTTGAGACTATTGAAGAGGATGATCCAAGATATGATCCAGAGATTAAATTCTTGAATTATGAGTGGATTCCAACAGGAAAGCATGGAAAGGTGCAAGCATTCCCTATTACAGATTATGTGGAGGTGTATCCGTCAAGTTGGAATGGACAGTGGGAGAACTGGCCGACATGTCGTATTCATTTTGTGAATGGTGTGCTACAATCTTATCAGATAACAACCAAGGGGACTTATGGCTACTGAAGGGTATGTGAAGTTTGAATACTTTAGCAAGGCTATTCCACCATATTATAATCATTCATCATTCCCTGAACTTATTGATGATGAGAGGATCACGATTGAATCTCCTAGTCTTGAACTGAGTTATCATCAATATGCTTCGATGTTTAAGAAGTTTTTGATGGCTATTGGTTTTAGTCAAAAGAATGTAATGCAAGCAGGATGTTCTCTTGCCTTTAATGAAGGTTATGATGAGAAAGTGATGCGAGAGGTAGCAGAAGAATATGATCTGATTATGTCTGAAGATCTACCTGATATTATTCAGGATAAAATCAAGCAAGATGTTGAATGGGTTGAGAAACATGAAAAGTCATGGGAGAAAAGGTATTGGGCATTGTATCATACTGTAAAAAAATCCAATTCCAATGATATTATGCCTCCATGGGGACATAGTGATATGGAAGCACTTAAGTATTCTGATGAAGAATTGAATGCGATGTGTGATCGTGCCGCATCTGAAGAAGAGAAGAAAAAGTGTCAAGAGTATAATCTACGGGAAGCAGAATATTATAACAAACGTGCAGAACTTGATTCCAGTTTTCTAGCAAAAGATCGCAATAGTAATTTCCCTAGTGAGAATACAATTATTGATGAGGACAATTCAAATAAAGATATGTGGGATCAAGGTATGATGAAGGTTACAACCAATGATCCTATGAAAGCCTGGAATGGATATATTCCTGGATCACCTGAAGCAGTAGCAGCAGGATGTATTTGTCCTGTACTTGATAATGAAGATATGCCTGATGATAAGAAATGGATTGATGTCGAATGTCCTATTCATGGAAGGAGGAAATGAGTAAAAAACAAAAAAATGCCTGGCGTTGGTGGGCAAAGGCATTAGGAGAAAAAGCATCCAAGTGTGATCGTGAGTCCGATAAAGTCGCAATCATTCGGACCATTATCTTTCTATCCTATTTGATCACTAATGCTTTTATTGTTGCAGGTGTAATTCGACATTGGAATGATATTGATTATTCAAAACCCTCATCACCATCACAAACATCATCAGGTGTAAGATCACTTCCTCTAATCTGAACTCTTAATACAAGTCTTGGATTCTCTCTTGTAAAGTTCTTTGTAATGATTGGTTGATGTAATCTATTACCATCATAGATAATTGCCTCATTAAATCCATATGTTAATGGGAACTGTTTTCTCAATAAACCATGACTTAATTTCTCATCAATATTATCTTCATTAATGTTATTGTATGATGTATAATCTTCAAATTCATTAAGCTCTTTTTGATGATTGATGCGCTTCTGATACATGTAACTCCAGAAACATGTTGTGATTGGATCTTCCGATAAGTTCACCAATAGAATCCAATTCCTGAATGCAAATGTAGGATCACAATGAGGCAATAAACAGTTATTAGAACTTAATGTTTTTGGTTCTGAGTGAATATTCTTATTGTTATAGTAGAAGTAATTAAATCGAGTATTATTAAAGTATACAGTCTCACCCTTAATGTAATCAATACTATCAGGAATGAATTGATCACAAATGTATTGTGTAGTCCAGTGAGGTAGCATTAAACTATTCACTCCTGGTTTAGATCCCTCTTCTGATTCCCAGAGTGAAAGTTTATTCTTAAAGTTCAATACACTCTCTGGATCTTGAAATACATTGCTGAATTTATAAACATAATCTACTTCTGTTGTCTTTATATCCTTACTGATAACAAACGTTTCTTTAAAGAGTTTATCTAATGTTTGCATTTAATTAACCTATTTTTAATTAAAAAAAATGTATTAAAAAATATAGTTGTGTGTTGTATTTGATTCTCAATATCAATTATTATTGAGAATAAGATAGAATTGTACTTATAAATGTGCTGAGACCTTGTGATCTTAGCGTGCATTGTATCACAAGACCTCAAAAAAGTCAAGCGGGCGGGCAAAAATCCTATCAGGGGTCGCGCACATAAAAACTTGACGAGACCTTCGAGATCCTGTATACTTATAAGGCGAACTAGATTCCGCAACACACAACTAGATTCGCATCATGCTTCGAGATCATCATATACACAACTAGATTCACATAATACAACTAGATTCGCGCATCATCATATAATAGAACTAGATCATCATAAGTCTCAACTAGCTCTTCGAGATTCATCATATCATCATATAACACAACTAGATTCATGTGCGAGAGTGCAAGAATGTGTGGGTATGCAACTAGATTCGCGTATAGTGCGAGAATCGTGCTTCACCCCACTCACCCCTTCCCACACCATCTAGATGTGTGTGTACATTCACATATACACTCTATATTGTACATCATATAACATATATACATTTATCGAGACATGTGCCAGTGTATTATGTGTCCCTTGACTGGACACTGGAATTGTATTATACTGTTCACAGTTACTCAAAAGGGCAATGGTTTCTTATCTTCACGGTCAAAAGCAGCGTGTTCGCGTTACTCTAGAGTTTGATGTATACAATGACTTTAATGCTCGTGATATTAATTACGAGAAGCTATTTAATCTTGAAGGTGACGAAAAGGTTGAGGTTTATGTAGAAGATCTAAACGATATCTGGTGAAAGTCAAGACATCTTGTGCCGCTTCGTGAACTGTCCACTAATCCCCCCAGTGGGGGCAGATTGGTGCAATGATACTCAAGTCGTCAGGAATTCGCATGATTTTCATCACTTACCCCGAGCACGGTTGTGTATACTCTCTCTCCCAAGATGATGGAGATGAGTTGTATTATGCTCCCGTATATTCTGACGGTAGTGTTAACTTTCATGAGTTCGCTCCTGTAGATCTTGATCATGTAGATATGGATCAAATGGAGATCTACGATATCATGAATAACCTTCGTAAACTTGCAGAAGTTTGATTCTCAATAAACTTTCTTATTGAGAATCGCAGCTGACCGTGTGACGGTCTGAGAAGTGTCCCAAGGGGGATTGCAAAGGTCCCCCATCCCGTGTATTGTACCTTCAGTTCAAACAAATTCAACAGATGTCGATCACTCTCACCGCTAACTACAAAGAAACCCTCAACACCGAAACTGTTGAGAAGATCGATGAATTGATCGATGAGAGCTATGCTCTGGATGACATGCTGGAGTTCATTGATACCTACAATGAGGACGACTTCGTTGCATACTATGAAGAATATGTTCGTTGTGGTGAAGCAATCGGTTATGAGGCAGTTGATGCTCTCATTGGTGAAATGGGTTGCATGAGTGACATCGAAGATTGTGATGAGCGTTATCAGGGATGCTTCAATGATGAGGCAGAGTTTACTGAGTCTTTCTATGATGAGATGGGTTATGATCTCCCTTCTGGAATTGTAGTGGATTGGGAAGCAACTTGGGAGACTTCGTTGCGTTATGATTTCACCGCATGTAACGATGGAACTTCTTATCGTTCGATGCACATCTTTCGTGATCACTGAATCAAATCGGGAGGCACAATGCCTCCCTTTTTTTATATTTTGTTTTATAATATTTTAAGGCTGCTTCAGTGTCGATAATTGTCGTCTGCAGGGATACATCTCCCCTCATTCGCTTGTGACCCTATTCTAGGGCATCCTGGGCGGCAGCCAGAGGGTTCGTGAGCCAGTTCCCGTACTGTCCACCAAATCCCCCAAAGCGCCCCCAGATGCGCCATACTACTCTCATGCAAAACAAACACCTCGAACACCCCGAAGATGTTATCCTCACGGGCGACCTTACTGTTCTTGATTGGTTCGTTAACGCTGGGACTCTCAGCGTTAAGATTGATGGTGCTCCCGCAATTGTATGGGGAATCGACCCCGCAAACGGTGAGTTCTTTGTAGGAACTAAAGCAGTCTTTAACAAGAAAAAGATTCGCATTGCTCACTCTCATGAAGAAATTGATGCGTTCTATCAGGGTGAGGTTGCGGTTATTCTGCATTCTTGCTTCGATTATCTTCCTCGCACCAATACTGTCTACCAAGGTGATTTTATCGGTTTTGGCGGTAATGATGAGTATTGCCCCAACACGATTACTTACAAGTTTGGTGAAGTAGTAACTCAAGAGATCATCATTGCACCTCATACGTGCTACTTTGCAGAGAATGATCTGCGTGAAGCAGTAGCAATGCCTGATCGTGCGGTCTGGAATGATACTGAAACCGTTAAGTTTGTGAAACCTGAAGCATACATTCTTTATCGTCAAGAATCGTTTGCTGATGTAAAGGAAGTTGTAGAGTTTGCTCGTCAAATGTCTACCACTGCACAGTTCGTAACTGATAAGGAAGCAGCAAAGATCAAACAGCAAATCAACGCCTGCATTCGTGCTGGTGAACAGGTTGCTGCAGAGGACTTTGATTGTGATCCTAACCTGATTCGTTTGTGGGCATTGGTGAAGTCTATCAAAGATGATTGTTTGTTCCTGTGCCGCAATGATGGTCCTGCTGCTTATGTGAACGGCAATCGTATTGATGCTGAGGGTTATGTAATGACCAATGAGTTTGGTATGTTCAAACTCGTGAATCGTGAGGTCTTCAGTTATCACAACTTCAACAGCGGTAGGTTTCAAACAGCAGCATAAGGGTTAGGTATACCCAGGGCAGCCGCTCGTGTGACGGTCTGCAGGGTGTCCACTCTGACCAGCGAACCGCCGCCCCTTGTGCCTATAATGACTTCAGTTCAAACAACCGCGATGCCCACTGCCTCCGAAGTCCACATGTTCGATCTGGAGATTGCACCTGCCCTTCGTGAGTTTATGTGCAACAATCACACAGATCTGAATGATTGTGTAGATTTTGTCTGCAATGTTTTTGATCTTGATGCAACCGATTATCTGATCGAACGTGTTGCAGATGAGTTTGATTCTTTCTTCGGTAACTGATTCTTTCAAGGAGATTTGATCATGTTTGATGAACTCTGGTCCGAAATCCAGGACATGCCTGGTGAAATCTTTGACCTGGACATTCCTGAACTCAAAGATGAAAAATCATTCAACCTGAATGAGTATCTGAACGCTGATTACGATTATTGAATCATGATTGAAATTGCTGCTGCTTACATTGTCGGAATGATGCAGGTTGCACCTAACCTGATTCAGACCGATTACATCAACGAAGACAAACAAATCATCACTGTTACTGAAGTCATTCAAGAGGTTCCAAATGAACCCAATTAAAGCATGGGTCAGGCATGTGACGGGGTATTATGAAAAGAACTTCCCCCACATTCCTGGAATGAACTCTAAACAATTCTGGAACATTATCAACGGAAACTGAAACTCATGAACCGTTCTGAACTCCAAGATGCTCTCATTCAGCAAATGTTGGATGACATGGATCTCAAGACGATGACCCAGCTTTGTTATGATTATCTTGATGAAGGTTATGCTAAGTATTCTGATGAAGAATTGCTCAGTGAGTGTAACGAATACTATCCCGAACTGTTAGGCGAACCTGCCGAGTCAGACGGTTGAGCAACTGTCCACCAACTGCCCACAGACCCCCCTCCTGCCCTCTATACTGACTTCAGTTCAAACGAAACGCCTCAGATGAAAGTCTACGCTGTGATCGGTGGTTGGGATTATGAGGGCGAGTCCTTCGATTCCCTCCGCCTGTTTGATTGCTTCTCTGCTGCGACTGCCTATCAAGTAGATCTGCAGGAGAATCAGGGTTATGATTACTCTCTGCTGAATACGCGGGAGGTGAACATCGAATCTCTGATTGCTGCTTAATTGATGGGAACGTTCCGCGCCCTATAAAGACGGAACACATTTAAACCCTATTTGTGGAACACCACACTAAAAAAATGACTTTCGACATCACTGGAAAAGTCCACTACGAAGGCATCAAGAACGAAGGCGATACTTCGAAGCTTTTGGTTTACTTTGATCTTGCATCTCTCTCTATTGTTTTGCTCGGCGGAACAAAGAACAAAGCAGATGCATTTGATCCCGATCGTAACATCAAGTGGACCATCAAACACAAGAAAGGTGTTAAGAATGGTTCGTTTGATTGGATTAACACTAGCAAGGTTTCTGACGTTGTTGGTGATACCTTTGCCCCCTTTCTTGACCAAATTAAAGAGTATCGTAAACTCCCACAATCCCAACGCTCTGCTGTTTCTTTTGTAAAGCAAGTTCGCCAGGATTTTAATAACGTTTGCAGCGGAGTTCTTGACTCTTTCACTGCCGAACAGTTGGTTTCTTTTATTCAGACACAAATGATTGATGCGAATAGTCAAATGATGCTCGCATTGAATGATACTGTGAACCGTAATTTGTATGTCTACCAGGCAGACAATCATCCCGCAGTTCGTTATATTCAACTGGGTTACACTCCTTTCCTCAAAGGTAAGGCAAAAGGTTCCCGTCGTCTACTCTTTACTGATGGTGTGAAGGAGTATGATTGTGGTCTGCGAATTCGCGTCACCAGTAACAATGGAGTCAAGGCATTTCTGGGACTGAGTGAGGCTAACCGTAACTCTCAAATTGTATTCAAACTGCAGCAGGATAAGGTAGCAAAACTCCTGCAGGAAGTCAATGCTCAGGTGTACACTTACTGAACTGTCCACTGATCCCCCCACTGCCCCCTGATCTGAGGCATACTATGTTCATCAGGGGGGAGGAAGGAGAACCCCCCAAGGGCGGAGGTGAGGACCGCCCAACCCCAATCAATCGCTTCTCAAACCATGCGTAAGATCGAACAGCAGATGAACGCCGCTATCGCTGCTTGCAAGGATTGGAAAAAAGATAATACTGAGGTTGTCTATTGCTCTTTAAATGACACCTCTGTCGTGAAACTCTATGGTCACATCATCGCAATCATTGGTGATACCTGGATGCAAATCTTTGACGGCGGACATCAAACCACCACCACCAAATCCCGCCTGAATGCTATTCTTCACGCTCATGGAATCGGTGGTGAAAGTGTATACCAAAAGAACTACGATTGGTTCTTCCGTATGTCTGACGGCACCACGATTCCTTTCTTCTCTGGTATGCGTCTGAACTGAACTTTTACCTCCCACTTAACACTCACTCATCATGCTGACCGTTAGCACCCCCGACAATTCCGTTCCTGCTCCTTACATCATCACTCGTCAAAAACCTGGATTTGGTATTGCACTCTACTCTCACAAAGTAATTCTCAAAAACAAAACTCTTGGTTGGAAGTATCGCTATCTTACCTTTGATGGAGAGGTTGCAGTCTATGCTAATCGTAAGAAAGCAGCAGAGGCAGCAGATTATTTGATCGGTTTCTGATATCAATGGGAACGGCAGCGCCCTATAAAGACTCCACCAACTTACCCCTTTGATTTAACTTTCTCATGACCCGCGAAACTATCCTCGGTATGCTCCGTCAAGGTAACACTGGTAATGAAATTCTTTCGATTCTGGACAGCATTGATAATGGGGGTGCTGATGATGCAACTCCTCAATCTTCCTTCACTCAACCCACAAGCGAGTGGATCGACTTCTGATAGTTTTTATGGTAAAGTAGAGGGGCACGAATAGCCCCTCTTTTTTATTCGTTCGTGCAGCAGTAGGGCATAGGACAGTGTATTATATAATGGTATCGTTATGTCGGCGGGCCGTGTAGCGCCCCCCTTATTAAAAAACGCAAACTACCCTAACCTACAACGAACCAAAAACGCGAGAGAGTTATCATGCTGATTAAAAAAATTTTTCCAGAAAAATTTAACCCCATAAGGTTTATATACGAGGATCTCTATGGTACTACGATTGGTCCCATGGACGAACTTTATTATATTTCGATATGTTTAATTGAAACTCTGAGAATTCTGATATATAATTCTGTGGTGAAATATACCGAAGATAAAAAAATTTCGCGGAGAAAAAATCATGGATAAGGTTTATCACATATACGCAAAGGAGAAGTGCATCTATCATTCTTTAGATGAGTCGGAATTCAAGCAAGTATGGGAGACTTTGAATAGGTTAGTTGAGATATACACAGAAGTAAGTAATGACGACTTGCAATACGAAGAACTGCAAGTCAATAAGTCAGTAATCGCAGAAGCATCTTATTGACTTAGACTAAATATCACTGTAGAATTGAACTGAAGAATTTTTGAATTTATGGCAAAAGGATTCACTGTTAAAGCAGCAACTCCCAAGAAAGCAGAGCTAGAATGGGACTATGAAGCAATTAAAGAGCGTATGCGAGGGAAGACAATTGTGTTTTGCCTTCCTGGTCGAGGATGCTCGTTTCAATTTCTAAAATCATTTGTACAACTTTGTTTTGATCTTGTACAAAATGGAATGAGTATTCAGATTTCACAAGATTACTCATCGATGGTAAACTTCGCACGTTGTAAGTGTCTTGGTGCGAACGTATTGCGCGGTCCAAAGCAAGTACCTTGGGATGGTAAACTTCCTTATGATTATCAACTTTGGATTGATAGCGATATCGTATTCAACACTGAGAAGTTCTGGCAACTCTGCGATCTCGCGCTTCCCGCAGACGGTGAAGAGCGTGAAGTAGCAGCAGGTTGGTATATGACTGAAGATGGTCGTACTACATCAGTTGCTCACTGGCTTGAAGAGGAAGACTTCCGCAATAATGGTGGAGTCATGAATCACGAGACTGGTGATAGCATGTCGAAGCGTCGCAAGCCTTTCACTGTAGACTATACAGGTTTTGGTTGGGTTCTAATTAAGAAAGGAGTATTTGAGAATCTCGAATATCCTTGGTTTGCACCTAAGATGCAAGTCTTTGAATCTGGTGCAGTACAAGATATGTGTGGAGAAGATGTCTCATTCTGTCTCGATGCAAAAGAAGCAGGATTTGAGATCTGGTGTGATCCACGCATTCGTGTCGGTCACGAGAAGATTCGCGTAATCTGATGTTTAACATTCTTTATCAAGGAGAGGTTCTCTATGAGAATCTCTCTCATGAAGACTGTGCAGAGATCCTTGAAGATATTGCTTTTAATTACTTTGAGGATCCTGAGAATAATATTAACCCTAATGAAATTAAACTGGAGGAAATCTAATGGCTAAAGGTGGATCTAATAAAGTAACTTTTCAACCCGGACCCCCTAAAAAGACTCGTCAAGGACGTTCAGCGCGTACATTACTTTCAGCAACTTCTCGTAATGGTAGGAAAAAGAAATATCGCGGACAAGGTAATTAATTCTCAGAGGCATTTCGATGCCTCTTTTTTATTATAAGTAGTAGTATGGTATCACCGGAGATGACCGGAAGCCGTTTGATCTCAATGTACAATAAAATATATGGCATATTTAAATCATAACCTTCCAACTTTTACTTGTTATATTCGCAATGAGTTCTTATATAATCATAAAAAAGGTCATGGAGAAGTAACATTATGTGATGTGCATTCTGTAGCATCAATAGAAAAACGTGTTCCTTTATTTGAAGCATTTTTGGAAAATGGTGTTAATTGGACAAGGAGACCTATTCATGCATTTTGCTGGAAACCAGATGCGCCAGCTCCTGATTTGTTAGACTGTATGTGGTGGGATTGCTTTTCTCCTTATATTGATGTCCAAGTACGATCTAGATTGTCTGGACTGAGAGCCGAATTAATCAATTATAAAGGAAAAAAGAATGAAGGGACATATATGTTCACTCTTGATTGGTCTTGGGAATCAAAATCCACATTAAATACCAATTTTAGCGAAACTCCAGAGCATAAATGTGCTCATTTTTTTAAAATGGATAACGGAAATTATTACGCATATCCAAATAATAAAATTTTATGGTATGATGATGCATGGATTAGAAATAGAATCACAAAAAATCCAGGGTATGAAATAGATTTAACCGAATATTCTGTAGAAAACCGTAGAAAAATAGAGACTTCTGACGATTTTATCTACGAAATTAAAGAAATTCGGGATAGCAACCCCGTAAAAAGTTCTGATTTGTTCAAATCAGGAGAAATCTATGGAACAAAAGATGCTCAGAGAGATTAATAATGATGATTTGACCCCCAAAAAGCATAATTTTGTTATTCAAAATGAACTACATGAGAAAATTAGAAACGATGAAGATTATGATGATTGGGATTATGGTACTGAACCATTATATGAGATAAAAAAATAAAATATAGTAAATAAATAATATTAAATTATAGCAATTTAGATGCCCTTCGAGAAAAAACTAACCGGATTTAAGGACATAAGTATGTCCTTTCAATCAAATCCAATATCAAATGATTTGGTTGCTCTTAAAGATGGTAGTGCTATTGCTAGAGCAGTTCGTAATTTAGTACTGACATCTAAAGGAGAAAGGTTTTTTAACCCAAATTTGGGATCGAATGTATCTAAATTGCTATTTGAAAATCTTGATGAGGCAACTCTTCCGATATTTGCAGATGAAATTCGTTTTGTAATAGAAGCTTATGAACCAAGAGTTGAAATTATTTCTATAGATTTGGATACACCAGACGACAATACTCTAAATGTGGACATTACTTACAAAATAGTAGGTATTGATATACTCCCACAGCAACTATCATTTGTATTACAGCCAACTAGGTAACGGATAGATAAATGTCCTTAGTAAATTTTTCAAATTTAGATTTCCAAGAGATAAAACAATCGATTGTTGATTATCTTAGATCAAATTCAAATTTCACAGATTATGATTTTGAAGGATCTAATTTATCAGTAATTATCGATACTTTGGCTTATAATACATACATAACTTCATTCAATGCTAATATGGTTAGCAATGAAGTTTTTATTGATAGTGCTACATTAAGAGAAAATGTTGTTTCTCTTGCTAGAAATATTGGATATGTCCCAAGGTCTAGAGTTGCAGCAAGAGCAAAGATATCATTTGTCGTATCATTTGAAGATCAAATTAAGAAACCAGTAACATTAACCCTTAAAAAGGGGATGGTTTGTATCTCTGCATCAAATTTGGGAAAAGCATCATATACATTCTCTGTTCCAGATGATATAACTGTTCCAGTTGTAGAGGGTTTAGCTGTTTTTAGAGATATTACGATTTATGAGGGAATACTATTAACAAGTTATTTTACTGTAGATCCATTTGCTCCAGACCCAAGATTTGTTATTGATAATGTTAATGTAGATACTTCAACCTTGAATGTTTTAGTTAGACCTAATAATTTAAGTTCTAGCGCAGATAGGTTTAGATTAATCAATAATTTATTCGATGCACAATCAGAAGCAAATATTTTCTTTGTTCAAGAAGTAGAGGATCAAAAATATGAGTTAATATTTGGTGATGGCGTTTTTGGAAAAAAATTGAATACGGGAAATTATATCGAAGTATCATATATTGTTACTAATGGATCTGATGCTAATGGTATAAAAAACTTTACTTTTAGTGGAAGATTGTTTGATAATGAAGATAAAATTATAACTTCTGGAATATCACCAATTGAAACTCTAATATCTTCCGAAAGTGGTGAAGAGATAGAATCTGTTTCATCAATTAAAAAGTATGCAACAAAGGTATATGCGGCTCAAAATAGAGCAGTTACAGCATCTGATTATGAAGCTTTAATGCCTTTCATTTATCCAGAAACTGAAGCAGTCAAAGTTTATGGTGGAGAAGATCTAGATCCACCAGAATATGGAAAAGTTTTTATTGCATTAAAACCAAAATTTGGACAATTTGTACCAGAACAAGTCAAAAGAAATTTAAAGACTATCCTTAAGGGATATTCTATGTCTGGAATACAAAATGAAATAATTGATATGAAGTTCTTGTATGTTGAGATAATAAGTAATGTATACTACAATAAGAATAAAGTATTATCAGCAAACTCTGCACAAACTGCAGTGATAGAAGCTCTCAATAAATATTCATCATCTTCTGAACTGTCTGGAACCGTTTCAAGATTTAAGTATAGTAAAGTTCAGAAAATAATAGATGATAGTCACCCATCAATTACATCTAATATCACGTTAGTTGAGATTAGAAGAGATTTTGTTCCCGAAATCAACAAACTTGCTCAATATGAAATTTGCTTTGGAAATTCTTTCCAAATAATACGTAATGAAGAATATGGATATAATATTAGATCTTCTGGATTTAAAGTTGATGGAATTGATGGAACTGTTTATCTCGGAGATATTCCTTCTGATGATGGTGTTACTGGAGATGTAGTTTTCTTCCAACTATATGGAACAAGAACTGCTCAGGTTGTTAAAAGTAAAGCTGGAACAATTGATTATGATAGGGGTGAGATAAATTTATTCCCAGTGATTATTAAGTCCGCAGAAAAAACAGAAAATTCACAACCAATAATTCAAATATCAGCTCTACCAGAGTCTAATGATGTTATTGGATTGCAAGATTTATACCTAAAGTTGGATGTTTCAAACAGCCAAGTAATAATGATTTCCGATAGTATATCCTCAGGATCCGATCCATCGGGAACTACATATATTAGAACTTCAAGTTATTCGCAAGGATTCTTAACAAGATAGTAGTAAAATGAAGAAAAATACAGTAAAACTCAGTTCACTTGTCCAATCACAGGTTCCATCTTTTGTTAGAGATGAAAGTCCTTTACTAATAGAATTTTTAAAAGAATATTACAACTACTTAGAATCACCCGGAAATCCTGCGGATATACTTCAGAATATAGATGCATATAAAAAATTAGATAATTTAGTAAATTCTAAAGAATCTACAGTATTAACTGAAGAATTAGATTTATTCGATTTCACTATCGCAGTAGAATCTACTGCAGGATTTCCTCAAGATAATGGATTAATAAGAATTGATGATGAAATTATCTATTATAAAACAAAGACAGAGACCACATTTGAAGAATGCACTAGAGGATTTAGTGGAAATATTTCATATATAGACCCATCTAAAAAAGATTCTTTAATATTCGAAAAAACTTTTATATCTTTTCATGAATCTGGATCCGATGTAATAAATTTATATAACCTTCTTTTACAAGAATTTTTATTAAAAGCTAAATCTCACTTTCTTCCAGGTCTTGAAGATACTGAGTTATATTCTGAATTAAATCAAGCATTGTTTATAAAACAATCTAAAGATTTTTATAGTTCTAAAGGAACTGATGATTCTTTTAAAATTTTATTTAAAGCTCTTTTCGGTGAAGACATTAATGTTATTCGTCCAAAAGAATTTTTATTTAAACCGTCCGCATCTGATTTTAGAGTAACATTAGACTTAGTTGTTGATGAAATAGATGGTAATCCATGGGATTCTTTAAATAGAACTCTATATCAAGATCAAGATGGCGAAGTTCCAAAAGCTTATGGAACTGTAACAAATATCGAAGAATTTAAAAGAAATAATACAAATTATTATAGATTGTCTCTTGATTATGGATATTCAAGAGATATTGGTGTAACTGGATCTGTTTTTGGATCTTTTAGTATCCACCCACAAACACAACTAATTAACTCTGTTTCTGTTGGCGCAACAGTATTAGATGTAGATTCTACACTCCCATTTGCAAATTCTGGTCAACTACTATTTAAATTTGAGGGAATTGATCTGGAAAATGAGTGGCTTATTGTTGATTATACATCAAAAACTACGAATCAATTTTTAGGATGTACCGGAGTTGATAGAAGCATAGAAGCAAAAACTTGGGTATCAGCAAATCAATATGTTTATTCTTATGATGATGAAGGCAATCAAGTAAGAATGAAGGTTAATGGAGTTTTATCCAGTCTTGATGTTTTGACTGATACTCCATACGCAGAACCAAATGATTATGTTTCAATAAAAACTTTAGGAATTGAATCTAACGATGTTAGGGCGAATTCTTGGATTTTTAATGTTCCAATATCGAATAGAGTTTTTCAAACGATAGATGAAGGAAATTTAAAATATAATATAATAACATTTGATGATTGTAATATAAACACAGGTGATTTGGTAGAACTAAATTTTCAAATTATAAATTTTGACGGTAGTAGAGAGATTATTGATAAAGAATTTGAAGTTAGTGTTGGTTCAATACCAGGAAAATCATTGAGAATAGTAAATGATAGACCGATCATAGACGCATATTATGTTAGAAAGAAACTAACAAAGTTTAAGGGAACGGATTATAATGCTAATGTTCAAAATACATATCAAGACTATTCAAAAAACACTTATGTAACCTCACATTCGCTACCAAATTATTTTAATGAGGATCTTTCAAATAATTTAAGAACAGTTGTTTTAAGGGGAAACTTTAATAGTGAATTGATATTTGCACCAAAACATGGATTTCTCACTGGAGAATCTGTAGTTTATAATTCCTTTTCAGACAATAATGATATCAACTTAATAAAGAATACATATTTTGTCTATAAAGTAGATAATAATACCTTTAAATTATCTAGAAGTAGATCTAATCTAGACAAGAAAATCTATGTAAAATTAGAAGGTGTGGTGGATTATGCAAAAATTACACCATTATCTAATGTTGATCACACTCTTCTCCCTATTCAGGTTGAGCCTCAAAAATTAATTAGAAAAATATCTATACCAAGAAAAGCAGAAACTGTAGAAAATATTTTTCCAAATGATAGAATTGGTATATTTAAAAATGGAACAGAAATTCAAACTTATAAAACACAGGATAAAATATACTATGGTCCAATAGAAGAGGTAACTTCTATTGCCGAAGGAAGTAATTATGATGTATTAAATCCACCAGTAGTAAAAGTATCAGATCCCATTGGATCTGGTTTTTCTTGCTATCCAATAGTAGAAGGATTTTTAGAAAGAATTGATATATTAGAAACCGGATTTGATTATATTATTACACCAAAAATAACGATTTCTGGTGGAAATATGAAAACACCACCCATTGTTTTCCCAGAAATGCTCAATATAGAGCACTCTGAAATATTCTCAGCATCTTCTGCTATCAATTTAGCAGAAGATACAATTGACTTTAGAAAGTCTCATAAATTTAGAGAAGGAGAATTAGTTGGATACTATTCAGACGGGCAACCTGAAATAGGTGGATTAGTGTCTGGATCACTTTATTATATTTCCGTAATTTCAAAAACAAAAGTTTCGTTGCATTTAACAGAATCTGAAGCTTTCTCAAAAATAAATCCAATAAACATAACCTCATTATCCACAGGCAATCATAGAATAACATCTACAAATTATAAATCTATCGTAAATTCTATAAAAATTTACGATAGGGGATCAACACTTAATAATAATGAAATTGAAGTACCATCATCTGGAATCAATACTTCAGAATATACAATCACTTCACTAAATCATAGATTTAGAAGTGGAGATGAAATAGTATATGAATATACACAATCTCCAATTTCTGGATTATCTACTACTAAAAATTATTACGTATCAGTTGTAGATGAAGATAATTTTAGATTATCCGAAAAAGTAGAGAACTCTAATAATCCAAAAGAATTATTTCTTAGAAGTGAGTATGTAAGAATTTCATCATCCCCTACAGGAACCCACAAGTTTAAGTATCCCCCATTGGTTATTAATATTGATGGTGTTTTGGGTGTAAGTTCTATTTTTGAAGATGAATGTAAGTGTAAATTAAATCCAGTCTTTAGAGGCAATCTAAAAGGTGCTCATATTACTTCATCTGGAAGTTCTTATGGATCTGAGGAAATTATAAATTTCAATAAACAACCTTCATATGAAATACTAACTGGTGAAGGTGCTTTATTGAAACCAGTAATATATGATGGAAAAATAATAGACGTAATTGTACTAAGTGAGGGTAAAAACTATTATTCAACTCCAGATTTAAAAATACTTGATCCTACTTTCTTTCCATTAGCAAAGGGATCTGGAGCTATTCTTACTCCAATCATATCCGATGGAAAATTAAAAAGAGTAATAGTAATTAATTCAGGATTTGGGTACAGCAACTCTACTGCTATAACGATAAGTTCTCCAGCGCAGGGTGCTCAATTTGAATTTAAGATTAAACCATGGAATATTAATTTAGTTGAGAGCTTATTATTAAAAGAAAAAATAACAAATGATGATTTATTTGTTTCGCGTTCAAAGAATGAAAGATATGGACTGCAATATGTTCACATTTATGCCCCAAGAAAACTTAGAAATATGGTTTATGGGGAAAAATTCGAAGAAGGAGTATTAAAATATCAAACTGACCTACAAAATGATACTAGAACTCCATTTCACTCACCAATTTTAGGATGGGCTTATGATGGTAATCCAATATATGGTCCATATGGATATGATACTCCATTTGGAGGAAGAATTAGACAAATGGTTTCTGGTTATGAAAAAATTGATACTGGAAGTAGACCAAATTATCCTCTTGGATTTTTTATCGAGGATTTTTCATATACTGGGAGAGGAGATTTAGATGAAAAAAATGGAAGATTTTGCATAACTCCAGAATTTCCAAATGGAACCTATGCATACTTTTTAACATTAGAAGCAACCTTACAAAAAGAAGGTCCATTTGCATTGAGTAAGCTACCAGCTTTTCCATATATTATTGGAGATTCATATTTCAGCAAGTACATATCTTTTAATTCAGAAAGGACAGCAAATCAGGATGAATATGGAATTAATGCTACAAAGTGGCGTAGAAATATAACTCCTTATAATTTAAATAAGCAAGAAAGTGGTTATGAATACTTATTAGATCCAACTAAATTAGAAAAAAATTATTCTATAATTGAAGCTTCTAGCAAAGGAAGAATTGATGGTGTAGATATATTATCTCCCGGAACCGACTATAGAGTGGGAGATCAGGTACTCTTCGATAATACGTTTACTGGTGGAGTTGGAGCTTCAGCTGTAGTTTCTGAATTAGTTGGTAAGAATGTTAATCGCGTACAAAATACCCTAAAATACTTTAGTAATGTTGAAGTATCTCAATCACCAGAAGTTAATGGACTAATTGGATTCTGCACAACTCCACATGGGTTACAAAATAGAGATAAGGTAAGATTGGTTGGATTTTCGACTCAATCCGAAGCAATTGTTAATACATTTGAATCTTTAACAATAGATGCAAGAGAAATAACATTAAATTCAAATGTTGGACCGTCTTCAGTTACTGGAATAGTAACATATTTCAATGTATCGGGAAAATTGAGATTTCCGTATCTATGTGAGAATGATATATTTCAAATCAATTCCGAAAAGATTAGAGTATTAAGATTGGATAATCGCCAGTCTAGAGATTTGAGAATATTGGTTGAAAGAGAATATGATCAAACTGTTGGTACAGCTCATTCTGCTAATAGCAAACTCATTGAAATTCCTAGAAAATTTTATGTTAAAAATTCACAAATAAGAAGCACTCTTAATAATGTAAGTTTAAATAGAGAGATATATTTTGTCCCTCAGGATTCAGTTGGTTTGGGTACAATATCCGGAATTGGATATACTGCAACATTAGTCAATCCTGGCATTGGACTAACACAGATCACTATATCTTCCAAAACAATTTATATTCCAGAACATGGTTTAGAGACTGGTGATAAAGTTATATACAACTCATATGATGGATCTGATATAAACGTTTATATTAATGGAATAACTACATCTTTACAATATGCATCAAATGAAATTGATGGAGCACTTTTCGTTGCGAAAATTGATAATAACATTATTGGATTATCTACTGTTAAATTGGGAATATCAACTGATTCTTCATTTGTTGGACTAACAACTGATATTGGTGCCGATACATTATTTTACGTTGGTGTTGGTACTGGATATAAGCATAGCTTTAAAACTACTTATAAAAATATAATTAATAGCGAGCTTTATCATAATATACTTACAGCATATACTGATGAGGATAATGGATTAACTATTGGAGATTCTGTATCATTAAGTTTAACTTCAGTAGAAACAACAGAAATTGATATTAGATATAATGATAAACATAGAAGATTGGTGGTAAATCCAAAATCATTCAATGTCTCGGATATAAATTTAGATAAAAATACTATTAGTATACAAAACCATGGATTTGCTGCTGGAGATAAGGTAATATATGTTTCTGATGATAACAATGCTCTTGGTGGATTAGTTAATGATGAGATATATTATGTTATATACATTACTAAAGACACAATTCAACTTGCAAATTCATATTACAATTCAATAATTGTAGATAAAGATGATATTAACGTAATAAACATAACTTCTGCTACTTCTTCAGGTAAATTATTTAAAATAAATCCATCAATAGAAATAGTAAGAAATTCGAAAGTTAGATTTCTTTTAAACGACCCATCTTTGTCGTATATTGATGGAGTATCAAGATTTTCTGCATTTGAATTTAAATTATATAAAGACGATCAATTTAAACATGAATACCTTTCTGATGGAGAAACAAATTTTCAGATAACATATAATGGATCTATTGGGATCAGCGAGAACGCATATGCTGAGTTAGTTGTAACAGATAAAACACCATATACCATATACTACAATCTAGTACCATTAAAAAATACAAATATACCACTCACAAAGAGACAAATATTCTCAGATAATTTAAATGTTGATTTCAAAAATAGTTTAGTTTTTTCTCTTAGTGGATATTCGCAAAGGTCAAATGTTGTTTCTGCAGGAGCAACATTCTTTTCTATGGAGATGGGTATAACTCCAGAAAAGAGTTTCTATGATAAAACAACAGCATCTATTTCTTATGTGACCAGTTCAAGAACAACTACTGGAAAAATTCAAGAAATAGTAACGGAATCTGGTGGAGACAATTATCAAAGATTGGTTGGACTCGCTAAAGTTTTCTCTTCAACAGGAAAAGATGCGAAAATAAAACCAAAAAGTGATAGTATAGGAAAGGATAATAGATTTAAAATACAAGATATTGGATTTGACTATCCATCAGACCTAACATTAAGACCCACAGCGAAACTGCCAGATATATTAGTTCTGAATCAAAAGTATTCATTTGATCAAATAAAATTATCTGTAAATGGAAAAGGATATGTTGTTCCTCCGGATTTGATAGTAAAAGATTCTGCAACAAATGAAGTTTTCACTGATTTAATATTATCTAATACAGAATCTGGCGTAACTATCATCAAAAATACAAATAGCTTATCAAATAATACTCCAAAATTCATTCCTATTAATAACTCTAATGGTTTTTCTATCAAAAATATAGTTTTTAACTTTAGTACTAAAATTGTAACGGTTACTTTTAGGACTAGTTTTAGCTCTTTAAATGATTTTCCATTCCAAGTAAATGATAACATCCTGATAGAAGGATGTAAAACAAGTACTTTAGGAAGTTTGGGTAGAGGATTTAATTCATCAGAATTTAACTATAATTTATTCAAGATCCTGAGTATTGATCCAAATATTGGAGGTTCAAATGCAACTATAACTTATAGTATGCAAGACTATGTTTCTAGTGATGAAATTTTAGGCCAATATGATTTGGTAACTTCCAGTGGAATAGTTGTTTTAGAAAAGCATTTTCCAATTTTTACAGCAACAATAAAGCAGAATGATTTTATTGAAGGTGAAGAGATAACTGGTTTGACGAGTAAGGTTGTAGGAAGAGTTTCTAGATGGGATAAAATTAATGAATTATTGAAAGTTACTACTATAGATTCATATTTACTAGGAGAACGTGTTGTAGGATCAAAGAGTGGATCAGTTGCAGAAATTACTGAGATAGCAACCAATGAACTGGTATATAATGTTGATGCAACCTCTGTTGTAGTCTCTGGATGGAAAGATGAAACTGGATTTTTAAATAATTCTTTCCAAAAAATTCAAGATGGAGATTATTATCAGAATTTCTCATATTCAATTAAATCAAGAATTCCACTCCAAAATTGGGACACTACTGTTAATTCATTAAACCATCTATCTGGATTTAAAAAGTTTAGTGATTTAGTAATTGAAACCTCTGATTTATCTTTCTCAGGAATATCAACATCTCAAGACAGTGGCGATTTCTTATCAATTGCTTTCATATCAGAAGTAGTAGATTTAGATTGTGTATATGATTTCGATATTGCTATTGATGAAACAGAAACAATCGGAGCAAAATTAATATCTAATGGAATGATATTTAATAGTAGAGATCTTCAGGATTATGAGGAATCTATTGGAAATAGAGTATTAGTAATTGATGATGTTAGTGAATATTTTAATGATAGACCAAGACCAAATCCATACAGTGTTGTAACAACATTTAAACTAGAACAGATAAGATCAAGAAAGTTCTTAATTTTCGCTAGGGATAAAAGATTTACTTCAGAAAGACAAGTATACCTTGTTACTTTTATTCATGATGGAGGTCAAACATACATAAACCAATATGGTAGAGTTGAAACTGGTCCAATATTAGGATCTTTCGATTTTGATATTTTTGGCGATGAAGCTAGATTACTTTTCTATCCAGTCAAGTTTAGAGTTAATAATTATGATCTTAGTTTTGTAAGTTATGACGTTAAAGATTACATTTCTGGAGTAGGAAACACCTCGATTGGTAATATTGTTAAGGTTAATAGTACTTTTACTCCATTAAATGCAGGTATAACCACAACAATAGCATCAATACCTCTAGATTACAGAGCAACTAAAATTCTAGTTCAGATTGAAGATTCGTCAAATATATTTGAATTCGACGAAATTACTGTTATTCATGATGGAACTAATGTTGAGATTATAGATTATGGTCAAATTACAACCGAATCATTCTCAGAAGAATCTGTTTCGGGTATTGGGACATATAATGCTTATATAAGTTCAGGAAACTTAGTAGTCGATTTGATACCAAATATATTGTTAGATGCTGATGTAAACACGTTACAAGTGTCTATAGCAAGCTCTGCATCAGGATTTATTGAAGAGGGATCAATAACATTAAACACCTCTCAGTTAAATTCCGAATATGTTGGTATATCTACAACTTCTAGCACTTCACCAACTAAGATTGCGGAGTTTGATGCTGGATTCTATGATTATAATGGAGCATATTTAATTGTAAGTATTGAAGACTTAACTAATGAAAGATATCAAATTTCAGAATGTGTAGTTGCATCTGATGATAATTCAGCATATAACTCTGAATTTGGAGTATTAACCACTAATGGTGAAATTGGTATTATTACTTCTTTTCTAAATGGATCTACAACAGAAATTTATTTCACTGCAGATTCTGAAATAGACTGTGAGGTTAGGGTATATGTAAACACTATAGGAATAGTTGATACATTTAACTTGAATAATGAGATAGATTTGAATAATGCACGAGTATCTACTGGATATGGCGAATATGAAGGAACTGAGAGTGCAATTAGAAAATCTTTTGAGTTATTCCACAAAGGGAATCCAATATTCCAAAAGAAATTTAATGGAGAATCTTCAGACATAATTGACGTTGCAAATAATTTAGTACAACTTCCACAACATTTCTTTGTTACTGGAGAAAAAGTAAAATATTCATATGAGATCTTTAATGAGCCCATAGGAATAGCAACTACTACTATTTCTGGTATTGGATTGACTGATAAATTACCAGAAGATCTTTATATTGTAAAAGAAACTGATCTTAATGTTAAATTTGCATCCTCTGCTCAAAATGCATTAAAGTTAGTACCGGAAGTTTTAACAATAACTTCTGTTGGTTTTGGTTCTGAGCATTATATTACTGCCGAAAAGCAAAATGCAAAGGCATTAATCTCTATTGACAATATGATACAATCTCCAATTGTATCTACTGCAACAACAACAACCCTTGCGTACAATATTCTTACTACAGATGATATTATTAACGTATCAAATAACGTAGAATTTTTCAAATCTGGCGATTTCATAAAAATAAATGATGAGTTAATGAGAGTTGCTATAGTTGGATATGGAACAACTTCCACTCAAATATACGTTAATAGACCATGGCTTGGAACATCATTACAAAATCATTCTGCCGGTGATTTAATAATAAAAGTTGTCGGAAACTATAATATTGTAGATAATGTAATTAACTTTGCATCGGCTCCTTATGGTAAGTATCCATTAGGATCTCCTGAAAATAGACCAGACTCTAGAGATTGGACAGGAATTACAACAAATTCCACTTTTAGCGGAAGAACATTTATGAGATCTGGAATAGTTGATGGGACAGAAGAACCATATTCAAGAAATTATGTTTTTGATGGAATACAAGATCAATTTAATGGAATAACAACAGCGTTTACATTGACTGTAGATGGTGAAAATATAACTGGAATAGAACAAAGTAATGCACTGATTACTGTTAAAGATATATTCCAATCACCTATACGCACCGGTGTGGTTAGTGTTACTGGAAACTATTATCTTGGTGAAGAAAATGATTCAACTACAATTTATTTTGATGGTAATTCTTATTCTGATGGTTTGGACATCTCAGTAACAGGACTACCAGTATCCGGAAAAATTACTGCAGTTGGATCTGTAGGTGGATTTGGATATCAAACTCTTGTAGCAGCTGCTGGTACTGCTGTTGTATCTGCTTCGGGAACTATTCAATCAATTTATATCACCAATGTTGGATCTGGTTATCGTTCTGGAATACAAACTGTAAATGTTGGAGTAAGAACTTCAACTAACTATTCTGATGGTTATAATAAGATTGGTATTGCGTCAATAAGTTATGGAAGAATTGTAAGTGTAGCAATTACAAATCCAGGATCTGGATACACATCATCAAATCCACCAGAAGTCGTCTTTGATGACCCATTATCATACTCAAATATTGATTTAGAATATTCCACAACTTCAATTGGAAAAACAACGGGTCAAAATGCTAGAGTTAATGTTGTTGTAGGACAAGGTTCTAGTGTTATTGATTTTGAAATAATAGATCCAGGTTTTGGATATGAAATCAATAATATATTAACAGTTGCTGTTGGTGGAACTACTGGTATACCAAGAGAGTATAGAGGTAGATTACTTGATGGTGCAAATCTACTATCAGTAAACAAAGAATTTATTAAGAATGAAGTGGTAGGATTCATCACAAATACCTATCCAGGAATTTTGACCAGCACTGATTATGATGAAAGTATTTGTAAGAGAGATATTGGTTATGTTGTAGATGCAATTTCAAATGACTTAGCCTTTGGTGGTAACTATTATAGCGTTCAAGCTGGATTTGCATACTACATCGGAGCTGGTGGTACATCATATATTGATGGTGAAAAGACTGAAACAATAGCAGGTTATAATTATATTACCAATATATCACAATATATCATAAACAACGTAACGGTTCCAGTATCATATCAATCTGGTATATCATCTATTTCTCAGATTAAAGATTTATCCATTGATTTTGATGAATCATGCAGTCCTTCATTATATGACGAAAATTGTTGCTCGGATGTTTGGTATACCATAGGAAATTATGTTGGTATAATAACTACAATTATTGGACTTGGAACAGCATATGCACCAACGATACAGTCTCCATACTCAAATCCAACTTTATCATTACCAACAACACAGAATTTTGAAAATTTTGAAGTAACTGTAGCAGATACAGATACTGACGAATTTACTGGATGGACAATAGGTGATATTGCAGTTTTGGATGATATAAGTCCTCTATTTAATGGATTTAGAACAAGATTCCCAATAAAAATCAATGGAATACAAAAGTCTATTAAATCAAAAACTGGTTCTCTGATTGATGTTCAGTCAACTCTATTGGTATTCATCAATGATATATTACAAGTTCCTGGAATTGGTTACATATTTAAGGGAGGAAGTATTATACGTTTCCCAGAACCACCAAAACCAGGAAACACTGCGAAGATACTGTTCTATAGAGGAACGGGGTCGATTGATGTTAGGGATGTAGATATTCTAGAAACAGTAAAACCTGGGGATAGATTAAGATTGCATAGTGATTTCATTGAAGAAAATCAATCCGAACGGTCTGTTAAAGATATTACAGCTACAGATTCTGTGGAGACATTCCCATATGGTGGAGAGGGTATAATTCAGAATCCATTCTTAGAGAGACCAGTTAACTGGTGTAGACAAAAGAATGATCTTATCGTAGATGGTCAAATTATTCCCAAATCAAGAGACTTATATGAAGCTCAAATAAATCCATTTACAAATATTATTTCTGATATAAGTATTGGTAGCACTTTTGTTTATGTAGAAAGTTTAAAAACTTTCTTTGACGATAAAAAAGAAAATGCGCCAGAAACATATACTAATGTTGTAGATATAGTAACACAAGATGATACTAAATCTGCATATGCTTTAGCATCAGTTACTTCTGGAATAGTTACTAGTATTAATATACAAGATAAAGGATTTGGATATACAACCATACCAACAGTATCAATACATTCTCCAAAGAGTGGTATAAATACCGCTTCGGCAACAGCTGTAATTGTTGATGGTAAGGTCGATTTTATATCAATTAATGATGGTGGTAGTGGATATGATGATAATAATCCACCATTAGTTTTAATATCACCACCACTATCTAAGAGTGAAGTTGCATATCAAGTAGAATATTCTGGAGATTTTGGATTTATTAGTGGAATTGGTACAACATCTATAGGGGTGGGATCAACTGCACTGGTATTTGAATTATTCATTGATGAAAATTCTCCACTTAGAGATGCTAGTGTTGTTGGTGAGATATATGATCAAAGTACTATTCAAATTGGTGATTATTTTGTAATCAACTCAACTAATATTGGTTTTGGAGTTACTTCCTTAGATATTAGTGGGAATGCATTGGTTACAGGAAATCAATTCATTGATAATGTATATCAAGTTGCTGGTATTGATCTTGAACCATATCAAGTAAATGTTTCTGAGATAATTTCCGATACTGCTAGATATGCATCATTTGCTATAGGAAGTGGTTCTTCCGTAACTGTTACCGAAGAAGGAACTTTAATAGTTGTTGATAGGATAAAAGTTATTGCTCCTATAGAAGATCTAAATGGATTAGTAATTAATGAGTTCTTATCAAGAGAATTTTTTGGAGAATATACTTGGGGTAAGGTATCTAATTTAATTAGACCAAATCCAGAAGAATATTCAATATATAAAGACAATGGATTATTGGGAATTTCAACTTCCCCAATAGTAAGAAGAACTAATGCTCTAAAATCTATAAATTACCTATCATAAATAATTAACAAAAATTACTAGAAATGGCTGCAATAATAACTGATCAAATTAGAATATTAAATGCAAAAAATTTCGTGTCCCTTGCCGAGGACTCAGAAAATAATAAATTTTATGCTTTTTTGGGATTAGCTAATCCAACTGATTATTCCTCCAGTTGGGACTCAAATCCACCATCCCCTAGAGACTCTTTTGAACAGGAGTCTGATATATGGGATACTATGATTGCCTTGAAAAAGATAAATGCTGATGATATCAGACAGGTTATAAGGAAAATAACTTGGAATTCTGGTACTACTTACGACATGTATAGGCATGATATCAGTAGGAATAACTTAGCAAAACCATCAAACGCAACAAATTTGTATTCATCCAATTTTTATGTGATGAATAGTGATTATAGAGTTTATATTTGCTTGCAAAATGGTACAACTCCAGAAACACCTGAAGGAAAACCATCTCTAGATGAACCATTATTTACTGATTTGGAACCAAAGTCTGCTGGGGATAGTGGAGATGGGTATATTTGGAAATATCTTTATACTATTAAACCATCAGATATTGTAAAATTCGATTCTGTTAATTTCATACCAGTTCCAAAAAATTGGGAAACTGATATTGTTAATGATCCAATAAGACAGAACGCACAATCTAGTGGACAATTAAAAATAATTACAATTAAAAATAGAGGTGTTGGACTTGGAACAGGAGGTATTACTTATACAAATATTCCAGTAAAAGGTGATGGATTTGGTGCTAAAGCAACAATTATAGTAAACAATGATGCAAAAGTTGAAGATATTTTTATCTCTGATGGTGGATATGGATATACACATGGAAGAGTTGATTTAACTGCAACTACATTTCCACCAGGAATTACTACACCAGAGTTTGATGTTATTATACCACCAACTGGAGGACATGGTTACGACATCTATAGAGAATTGGGAGCAACCAATGTTCTAATGTATACTAGGATTGAAAATGATACTGAAAATCCAGATTTTATAGTAGGAAATCAAATTTCTCGTGTTGGAATCGTTAGAAATCCATTAGTATCTGGTTCTTCTGAAACTTTATTAAATCTTGATAAGGTCAGTGCTCTATATGCATTAAAATTAACAGGAATTGCATATAGCTTTACTACTTTTTCTCCAGATTCTTTTGTAACACAGACTATTGGTGTCGGAAGTACTGCTGTTGGTAGGGTTGTTTCTTATGATGATGCAACTGGAGTTTTAAAATACTGGCAGGATAAATCCTTAGTTGGATTTAATAGTGATGGTAGTCAAAAAATCCCTACTTATGGATATAACTTAAATAGATTTACTGACGTTCCTGATGATGGGGGAGAGATAATTGTTAAGGGTGGATCAAGTAATCTATCAATAGATGTTGATTTTACTGGGATAACTACCACGATAAATAATAAGACATACAACCTTGGCCAGTTTTTTGAAGAGGGAATTTCTCAACCAGAAGTTAAGAAATACTCAGGTGAAATAATTTATGTAGATAACAGACCTTCGATCACAAGATCAAAAAGCCAAAAAGAAGACATTAAGGTTATTTTGCAATTCTAAGTTAAAACACCATGCCACAAGAACTAGACTTAAATATCTCTCCATATTTTGACGATTTCAAAAGAGACAATAATTATCATAAAGTTTTATTCAAACCTGGATATCCAGTTCAAGCTAGAGAATTAACTACTTTGCAGTCTATGCTGCAAAGTCAGATTGAAGAGTTTGGAAATCATTTCTTCAAGGAAGGGTCATTAGTTACTGGTGGCGGAGCGACTTATATTCAAGATTTACCTTGCGTATTACTTCAGGCAAGTTATCTTGGAACTCCCATTGATTCCTACATGTATTCTTTATTGAATAAAACAATACGAGGAGCTAAGAGTGGAATAAGAGCAGTTGTAATGGGAATACTTCCCGAAGATGATTCAACTAGGAATATTAATACACTATACATATCATTTTTAAGTTCTGATAGCAGATCATCATCTTTCACTGGTTTTGCTCCAAATGAAGCAATTATTGTGGAAGAACTAGTTGATACATCAGACACTACTGATGATTCAACAGCAGAAAATGAGGATGATGGAATTGATCCTGATTTGGAAAATCCAATAGTATTTCAACCTGGATCTAGAGTTGCTCTAACTGTTGAAGGAAATCCAAATGGAATTGGATCTGGTGTTAAAATTGAAGATGGCGTATATTATCTTAGAGGGCATTTTGTTAGTGTAGATAGTGAATTCTTACTTCTAGATCAATATACAAATCAACCATCATATAAAATTGGTTTTGAAATAAGTGAAGAAATTGTAACATATAATGATGACGATAACCTAGTAGACAACGCCCAAGGATTTACAAATTTTTCTGCACCTGGAGCAGATAGATTTTCAATAACGGCAGAACTAATAAAATTACCACTTAATTCCACCAATTTGGAAAAATTTGTCCAAATAATGGAAGTTAGGAATGGAGTGCTAATAACTCAGAATAGAGATACAGAATATACCAAAATTGCAGATGAACTAGCCAGAAGAACCTATGACCAATCAGGTGATTTTTATGTAAAAGCACCTTCATTATTTGTGAGACATTCCTTAAATAATAGAAAAGGTAATGATGGTTTATATTTTGAAACAGAATCCACTGATATGGGTTTCAAACCATCAGATAATAAGGGAATATACAAAATATCTCCGTTAAAAGCTTATATAAAGGGATATGAAGTTGATGTAATTTCTCCGGTTTTATTAGATTTTGAAAAACCAAGAACCATTAGAACATTAAACAATCAAGGTGTAATTAATTACACTGGGCCAACATTTACTGTAAATAGAGTATATGGTAGTCCAACATTAGGTTTATCAACATCGTTCTTCTTATCTCTTAGAGATGAAAGAGTGGGAGCATCTCAGTCAACTGCTCCAGGTAAAGAAATTGGTATATGTAGAATATATGATTATGCATTAGAATCCGGAAGTTACAATGCGGCATTCCCAGACTTAAATCAATGGGATGTATCATTATATGACATCCATCCATATGTTGATATTACAATTAATGAGCCATTATCTTTACAAGTACCAACTCATATCAAAGGAAAAGCAAGTGGGGCAACCGCTTTCCTAAGATATTCAGTAACAAATTCAGGTATTATCACTGCTTACAATGTAAGGGGTAAATTTTCTATTGGAGAAAAATTGATATATGATGGTATAGAGGATACTAGAGTAACAACTTCGACAAAACAGTATTCTGTATCTGATGTAAAATCCATATATGCACTAAATGATAATGGATATCCATTTACAGCTGATGTATTGCAGTCTCCTGCACTAAATGTTGGGCAAGTAACGATTACTCCATCTAGTGGAGGTATATCCACAGTAAGATCTTCTAATTATTCATTTACTAATAATGTTTTTGAAGGAAATATTGTTGCCTATTCAAATCCATCCTATCAGGATATAACATACTCTAAAGTAGTAAGTGTTTCTACAAATACAATAACAATTAGTTCGGTTCAAACTGTTACTGGACTATGCAATGGAATTCTACCCGCATCACAAATAACACCATCAGATTTTAGAGTACTAAAATCTTCTCTGCAAAATTCTCTCGATAGCACTTTATACACAACATTACCAAAGAGATTCGTTTCAAATGTAGATGTTCTCGATGGTTCTCTGACTGTAAAGAAATCTTTTGACGTTTCTATAACAAATAATCAAACTAATACAATTTCAGCTGGAAGTAATGGAATTTTTCTTCCTTTTGATGAAGAAAGATATGTTTTAACAAGAGATGATGGAACTATAGAACCACTTAGTTCAGATAAGTTTGCATTTTCTGATGGAAATAGGGAAGTAACAATTGTTGGATTAGGTACGAATGTTACGGGAACCTTATTAGCAACATTAACGAAAACAAAGGTAAAATCTAAGAAAAAAATAAAAAATAAAATAAAATCTATTATAATAGATAAATCAAAGTATTCCTATTCTGGTATAGGAACAACTACAAGTAATGATGGACTTCAGTTTGGTAATTTCCCATATGGATCTAGAGTTCAGGATGAGGAAATATCATTAAATTGGCCAGATGTTACAAAAATATACGGTGTGTATCAATCGGATGATACTGCTGAACCAGATATTCGTAAAATGGTTATAACAAACCTTAGTGGAAATACAGCAAAAACAACCGATCTTCTTATTGGAGAAGAATTTTTAGGAAGCACAAGTGGTGCTTTAGCAATATATGCTGAAAGGATATCAGATTCCAGAATAGGATTTATATATTTAAATACAATATCCTTTACTGAAGGGGAAAGAGTAACCTTTAAGAATAGCAATGTTCAGGGAACAATTGTAACACTAACAGGTTCTGATAATGATATAACTTCCGATTTTACTTTAGATTCGGGTTATAGATCAACACTATATGATTATTCGAGATTAGTTAGAAAACCAAATGCAAAAGAGCCAACTAGAAAATTAAAAATATATTTTGAGCACGCAACTTATAATACATCTGATGATGGTGATATTACAACAGTAAATTCTTATTCTGATTATGATTATTGTGATATACCATCAACTAATGGTATCCGACATTCTGATATAATCGATATCAGGCCAAGAGTTAATGAGTACATAGTACAGGAAAACGCATTCTCTTCATTTGAATTTTTTGGAAGAAGGATTGATGCTGATTATAACAATTCAGCAACAAATCCGATAGCTACATCTGATGAATCTATTGTTCTAAATTATTCATATTATCTTCCAAGAATAGATAGAATATTTTTAGATAGAACCGGACAATTTCATTTAGTTCAGGGTGAAGCATCCGAAAATCCAAGAATTCCTTTAGGAAAACCAGAATCACTGGAAATTGCTACAATATCATTACCAGCATATCTCTGCGACGTATCTCAAGCTAATATTAATTTAGCTGAATATAAGAGATATCAAATGAAAGATATCCGTGACTTAGAGAATAGAATAAAAAACTTAGAGTTTTATACATCACTTTCACTATTAGAAAGCGATACTGCTAATTTGTTTATTGGAGATGCAAATGGATTAAATCGCTTTAAGTCTGGTTTCTTTGTTGATGACTTTTCATCAGCTGAACCACAATTAAAAGTGACTGATGTAAAAAATAGTATAGATACAAAACTTGGAGAGTTAAGACCAGCACCATTCACTACCCAGATAGATTTAGTTCTTGGTACTGAAAATACACTAGGAATTAGCACTTCTCCAGCACAAACTTCAGATTTACGTTTTGATCAAAATCTAATTGGTAGAGGTGTTAAGAGAACTGGACAATTAGTAACTTTGCAGTATGAAGAAGTTGCTTATATAACTCAAGGATATGCAAGTAGAGTTGCTCCAGTAACATCATTTAGAAATGCGTATTATGCGGGAAGTATACAATTAGTTCCATCTTCTGATGTTTGGGCAGATCAAGTTAAATTAACTCCTAGAGTAATTGATGTTCAAGGAAAATATACAAAAACTCAGTCTCAGCTAACAGCGTCACAATTCAATCAACAAACTGGATTTGGTCCCGTGACTTGGGGAGCATGGGAGACTGTATGGACTGGATCCACAAAAATTCCAGCTGGTTCAAGAACAGTAGTTAATGGTTATGATTTAATCAGAGAAGATTTAGCAGTAACACAAAAGACCGGAACTTCAACAAAAACTGGAGTTGCATATAAAGAAAGAGAGAGCTTTGAAAGTATCAAAGTAGGAGAAGTGACTGTAAGTTCAGATCTTATCCCAGCAATGAGATCAAGAAATATAGAATTTACTGCTAAGAGATTAAAACCACTTACTGAAGTATATGCATTTTTTGATAAGGTAGATGTTAATCGTTACATTGTACCAAAGTTATTAGAAATTCAAATGGTTAGTGGAGTGTTCCAAGTTGGAGAAAATGTTAAGACATTAAACACATCACCAATTCAAAGTGGAAATGGTATTACTCCGCTTGAAGATAAATTTATTAGATTTAGAGTTGCAGCAGCTGCACACAAATATGGTCCATATAATGTCCCGGAAGATATTTTTATAACAAATCCATATAATACATCTACACTGGTTCCTGATACATATTCTTCATCTTCAACAATATTAAACGTAGATACATTCAGTTTATCAAATAAAACTCAAGGTGATTATTATGGATATGTTACTGTTGGAATGACTTTAGTAGGAGAAACTAGTAAAGCGGTAGCTACTGTTTCTAGAATTAGAATGGTTACTGATAGAAACGGTACTCTTATTGGTTCATTCTTTATTCCAAATCCAAACGTACCATCTAATCCAACTTTCGAAACTGGAACAAAACTTTTTAGAATAACTAGTCAAGAGAAAAATGTTACTGTTATTGGAGTTCCAGTAACTGGTGCAGAAGAAAAATTCTATGCTGAAGGAACAGTAAAAGTAGTTCAAGAAAGTGTTTTGTCTGTTAGAAATGTACAGACTGAAACCGCAACAATTGTTGATACTAGAACTGATGTTTCTGTTGGACCACCAGAGGTTGTAGCAAGTACAGTTGTTGGAAACATAAAACCACCACCTCCTCAAGTCGTTCCAATTTTTATACCAGCTCCTTATGATGGTGGTGAAGTTGATCCTGATGAAATTGATGAAATTATTAATACTATTATTAATGATCCAGAACCTGCACCACCACCTGCAGTTTATCCAACTAGAGAACCATCACCATCGGATCCGACACCTCGCGGGTCAACCGCAACTCCAGTGAGTCCTAATGATCCAAAGAGAGATCCACCACCGCCATGTCCAGATCCAAATTGCCTAATTCTACTTGCTGACGGCACACAGAAGAAGGCAGGAGAACTTCAAATTGGTGATTTTGTAAAAACTTACCATGAAAATACTTTTGAATATGGTGATTATCAGGTTACTTATGTTGAAATAGTGAATAATGTTACCAAATTTAAGTTGAAGTTTGAAACTAGTGAAATTATTTGCTCAGATTCTCACAAATTCTATGTTGATGGATTGTGGAAAGAATGCAAAAACATGCAAATTGGAGATGTAGTTTCTGAACAAAAACTATTAGAAATTGAACAAGTTGATGATGGTGATGTAGTTAAGATTACAGTTGATGATGCACACACTTATATTTGTGAAGGTTTACTCTCTCACAACAAAACTCCTGTACAAGAAACTCCAAAGACATTTAAAGTTAAGAACGTTACAAGAAGTAGAGGAGGAGTTACTGCAGTTACTTATGTTCCATTTACAACCAAGAATGGTAAAACGAGAGAATATAATTTTAGACAAATTAAAAAGAGAGAAGGTGCAGCGGCAGCAAGAGAGGCATACAAAGATGCAGGAGTTCCAATTCCACCAAAAAATGCTCCTGGAAGGGGCAAACCAGCAAAACCAACTGGTGGAGATAAGAAAACTTCAAATGTTGTAACAGTTCAAGATAAAAATGGTAATCTTAGAATTAAAGATTCATCAGTTCCAGGTGGAAAGGTTCTCAAGACTTTAAAACCAGGAACACCTAAATTTGATAAATTTGACGTTAATGACGATGGAAAAATTTCAGGTAAAAAGGAAAATTCTCTTGTAATTACACAAACACCAAAAGCTGCTAAGAGAGTTACTGATAGAGGTGAAGTTAAGTTTGAACAAAGAGGATTCCCAGTTGTCCAACCAAGACCTCAACCAAGACCAGAACCAAGACCATCACCAAGACCATCCCCACCACCAGCACCACGTCCATCACCAAGACCACAACCAGCACCAGCGCCACGTCCATCACCACGTCCAGCGCCTGCGCCAGCGCCACGTCCATCACCACGTCCAGCGCCTGCGCCAGCGCCACGTCCATCACCACGTCCATCACCACGTCCATCGCCCGCACCTTCTGGTGGAATGGGTATGAGTGATATCAACCTCAAGAGTAACATTCAACCCATCGACAATGCACTAAATAGATTGTTTAGTATTAATTTAAATAATGGGGTTTTATCTTGATAAAATTGCAAAATTAAATGGGAAATATTATGAATGGAACGATAAAATGAAAGATATAACAGGAGTAACTGGAAACGCATATGGTGTGATCGCTCAGGAAGTTCAAAAAGAATTTCCTGAGATGGTTGAAGAACAAGAAAATGGTTATTTGGCGGTTGATTATAAACAGTTAATTCCTGTTATGATTGAAGCTATAAAAGAATTGAAACAAGAAGTGGATTACTTGAAAACTAAAAAATGAGAGTAGTGAGGTTGTTTATATGAGAACGGGTTTAGAATCTTCAAGATCTTTGTACTTAGACAATCTTTTATTTGCTAATAAATTAATAATTAAAAGATCTGAAATTCATAGGTGGGGAGTTTTTGCTAGAGAACCGATAAAAAAGTATGAAATTATAGAAGAATTTCCATACTTTAAAGTTCCTATGGATGAAATTACCAACACTCAAATATGTTTAGATTACAGTTATAAATTTGACGACGATTATCATGTTATCGGTATGGGATTTTGTGGAATGTACAATCACAGCTTTAATCCAAATGTTGAATATGAAATTGATAAGGTAAATGAGGTTATGAGGCATTATGCTATTCATGATATTAATATTGATAATGAGCTAACCTTAAACTATGGGGAGGAAAATGTATCCCACTTTGAGAATCTCCGATAAATAAACAATAAAAGAATTGAAAAATAAATAATAAGATAAGATTTAGTTTTCTTGAGAAAGGGTAATTACTAGAAATGGCAACAAAAATACAAGATCCATTAGCGCAATCATTTTATGTTGAAAACCCGGCAGGTATTTTCGTAACATCTGTAGATATATTCTTTTATTCTATAGATAAACAAGTTCCCGTTACGGTTCAACTTCGTCCTATGAAGCTTGGATTTCCAACCCCAGAAATTTACCCATTCAGCGAAGTTGTTTTAGAACCAACTAAATGTCTTCCATCTCCAGATGCGTCCGCACCAACAAGAGTTAATTTTCCATCTCCAGTATATCTTGAGGGAGATAAGTTTCATGCTTTGGTTTTAACTTCAAATTCTAGCGAATATACTGTTTGGATATCACATATTGGAGAACCAGATGTTACCTTTATCAATCAACAAGAATCTAAACAGGTCATAATAAGTACTCAACCAAGTTCTGGTTCTCTATTTTTATCACAAAATGGTCAGACTTGGACGGCAAATCAATATGAAGATTTAAAGTTTAATTTATACAGAGCTAATTTTACCACAAATGATGGTAATGTTAATTTTTATAATCCAGAGTTGGCGCTTGGGAATAATCAAATAGCGCAATTATCAAAAAATTCTTTAGAGACTACTTCCAAGAAATTAAGATTAAATTTAAATAGGATTGTAACTGATCCTGATATCAAGGTTGGAAATACAATATTACAGCAAGATTCCGATGCAACAGCAAATTTAGTTGGATCAGCTGGTGCATCTTCTGGAAATTTAACTATTGTTAATTCGGGTATTGGGTATACACCATCTTTGGGCGGATTAACGTACTTTGATGTTCCATTAGTAACAGAAACTGGGAATGGAAAAAATGCAACCGCAAACATAACTATTCAAGAAGGTGTTGCTGTTGGAGCGACTATTGTTAATGGTGGGTCTGGATATACTGTTGGAGATGTAGTAACAGTAAATGCTTTGGGAAGCACTATCTTAGGAAGAAATCTGAGATTATCCGTATCTAATATATCAGGAATTAATCAGTTAATAGTGGATCAGGTACAAGGAACATTTAGAGTTGGTGCAGGAAATACCTTACAGTATGTAAATAACTCAGGTATTACTACTACTATAAATTATAACTCCGGATCTGACGTTAGAGTATCTGATATTGATATTGAATCCGATGGACTTCATATAAAAGTAAATCATCCAAATCATGGAATGCACGCTCCAGAAAATTTGGTGAGAATATCCGATGTAACTTCAGATTTACCCTTCGCCAGACTTGTTAACGGATATGCTAGTGATACAGTACAAAATATACCTTTAACAGGAATTGCAACAGATCCAGATACAGGATTTAGTATATTTTCATCATTCGAAAATATTGGAGTCAGTTCAACAAATCCAGGATATATTAAAATAGGTGATGAAATCTTATCATATGAAGGTGTTTCGGGAAATACATTAACAGGCATCATAAGAGGTATTGATGGAACACCAGCATATCAATATCCAGCTGGTTCTGTTGTCTATAAGTACGAATTGAATGGAATATCACTTCGAAGAATTAACAAAGTTCATACTTTGCAAGATGCTACTGTTACCAATCCTATTGACTTGGATTACTATCATGTAAGAATTGATACAAATACATCTGGACTTGATAGAAATAATTCTCCACTTACATTACCAGAATTACATTTTAAACAAACAAAGTCTTGTGGCGGTCCTTTCATAAAAGCAACTCAAAATATCAATTTTGAAATTATTAGGCCGTTGGTTCAAACCATGACTTTGAATGGAACGTCAATCAGTGCAGCACTTAGAACATATTCTGGTAGAAGTGTTGGTGGATCTGAAATTTCCTTTGTTGATCAAGGATTTGATCAAATTTCATTGACTGATACAAATTATCTAAAGTCACCTAGAATTGTAGCTTCTAGAATAAACGAACTTGATAGACTTCCAGAGGATGGTATTGAGGGAAATAAATCATTAAATATGTCCTTAAATTTATCATCGACTAGTAATTTTGTTTCTCCAGTAATTGACCTCGATAGAGTTTCAGCTATTTTGACTACTAATAGAATTAATAGACCTATTGAAAATTATGCAACAGATGAAAGAACTGCATCACTAAAAGATGATCCACATTCATTTGTTTATGCTACAAAACCAATAACTCTAGAATCCCCAGCTACCTCAATTAAAATTATTGTTTCTGCATATGTGAACATAGATAGCGATCTAAGAGCTTTCTACGGAATATCAAATAATGCTGGAGAGCAGTTTATCTATTATCCATTCCCAGGATACTCAAATATTGCACAAAATGGTAGTGTTATCAATGATTCATTGAGTAATGGAAATTCTGATACTTTGGTTCCAAAAACTGATGTGTTTGGATTCCTAAGTAATGAACTTGCATTTAGAGATTATGAATTTACTATTAATAATTTACCATCATTTAGATCTTTTGGTATAAAATTAACTGGATCATCCAGAAATCAAACATACCCAATAAGAATAAGAGATCTTAGAGTTATTGCACTTGCATAATTACTATGGAAATAGCTAAAGTAGAGGGTCATGTATCTCTTATAAGAGATACATCATCAAATGCAATATTAAATACAAATTCTGTTGAATATAACAATTATATTACACTAAAAAGACAAAAAGAAAATGAAACATTTATAATGAATAATTTGCAAAGTGAAGTTGACTTCTTAAAAAGAGAAATAATTGAATTGAAAGATACACTAAGAGGATTATTAAATGAAATTCGATCCAAGCAAAATTGATCTAGATAAACTTTCTAAATCATTTGAATACGAAAAACTTTCTAGAGATATAGATAGTATAGATGATATTGAAACTTTGAGAAATATTGCAAAGTGTTATATTAAATTATACTTTAAACAACAAGAAGTTATTTCAGACCTATAATGGCAAAACCATCAACTAGACAAGAACTAATAGATTATTGTTTGAGAAAACTTGGTGCTCCTGTACTGGAAATAAACGTTGCAGATGAGCAAATAGATGATCTTGTTGATGATGCTATTCAATATTTCCAGGATAGACACTTTGATGGTGTAACACAAACCTTTTTAAAATATGAAATAACCCAACAAGATATTGATAGGGCAAGAGGTACTTCTGGAATAACAACTACAACTGTTACTCAAAACTCTATCAATTATGATTATGAAGAAAATTCCAATTTTCTACCTATACCAGAATCAGTAATAGGAATTAATAAAATATTTCACTTTGAGGGATCGAATACAGTTTCTAGTGGAATGTTCAGTTTAAAATATCAATTATTTTTAAATGATATTTACTATTGGGGAGCAGTTGAATTGCTAACCTATGCAATGACTAAAACATACTTAGAAGATATTGACTTTCTATTAACAACGCAAAAGCAAATAAGATTTAATAAAAGACTTGGAAAATTGTATATGGACATCGATTGGGCTTCAGTAACTCCAGGAAAATACTTAGTTATAGATTGTTATGTTGTATCTGATCCGGCAAATTCTTCAAGAATATGGAATGATAGATTTTTAAAATTATATTTAACTTCACTCATAAAACGTCAATGGGGACAGAATCTAATCAAATTCCAGGGAGTAAAACTTCCTGGGGGAGTAGAGTTAAATGGGAGACAAATATACGATGATGCTCAAAGAGAAATAGATTCTCTAATGGAAAAAATGTCTTCTGATTATGAACTTCCACCATTCGATATGATAGGATAATCAAATGTTAAATCCATTTTTCCTTCAAGGTTCAAAATCAGAACAAAATCTATTGCAAGATTTGATAAATGAGCATTTGAGGATGTATGGTGTTGATGTTTATTATATTCCAAGAATGTATGTTACTGAAAAAACTGTAATAAGAGAGGTAATAGAATCCGAGTTTGTTGATGCATATCCAATAGAAGCATATGTGCAGACTTACGAAGGTTATGAAGGTGCTGGAGTATTAATGAGTAAATTTGGAGTCGAAGCAAGAGATGATCTAAATTTAATTATATCAAAAGAAAGATATGAAAGCTATATAAAACCTTTAATCGAGAATAAAGAAAATATAAAACTTTCAAATAGACCAAAAGAAGGTGATTTGGTTTATTTTCCATTGGGCGATAGGTTATTTGAAATAAAATTTGTAGAGCACGAAAAACCATTCTACCAACTACAAAAAAATTACGTATATGAGTTAAGATGCGAATTGTTTAGATATGGAAATGAAATTTTAGATACTGGAGTTGATGAGATTGATGATAACGTAGTAAATGAGGGATACACTAGAACTTATGTTATGTCTGGTGCAGGATCAACTGCAACTGCTATCGCCAATATAGTTAATGGCGGTGTTAGAAAAGTTATTATAACTAACAGAGGAACTGGTTATACTTCAGCACCTATAGTAAATTTCTCAAAATCTCCATCTTTTGGAGGAACATCTGCTGGAATAGCCACTATGATAAGTGGTATTACAGATTTTTGCGAGACCGACTCCAGCTTATTAAGAGTTCAAGGAGTAGAACTTACTAAAACTGGTTATGGATACAGTAAAGCACCATTAGTTTCTTTTACTGGTGGAGAAGGAAGTGGCGCATCAGGTATCGCAGAAATTGCAGACGGAATAGTTGGTATTATCACTATAACTAATGCTGGATCTGGATATGTAGTTGATCCGATAGTGACCTTTAGCGCACCACCAGCTGGATTTGGAACAGCGGTTGGTAGAGCTGTGGTTAGTACTGCAGGAACAATAACTGAACTTCTAATAACTGATGCTGGTATTGGATATACTGTCGCACCAACTATTACAATATCAAATCCATATATGACTGGATCTGGCAACTACAAACTTAATGAAATTATAACTGGGTCAGTTAGCGGCACAACTGCTAAAGTAAAGTCTTGGGACTCTTTAACAAATACATTAAAAGTGTATCAACTTACTGGAGAATTTTTAAATAATGATGTTATTGTCGGTTCTGCATCATCAGCATCTTACATGATAAGACCACAAACAAAATATGATTTACTAGATTTTTCAGATCCTTTTGCAGATAACAAAAATATAGAGATAGAAGGTGATGCTATTATCGACTTTTCTGAAAGAAATCCATTTGGAAATCCATAAAAGTGTTAAATAGTAGATATTAAAATAAAATTTAAAAATATGTTTGAATATTTTTATAACGAGATACTAAGGAAGACTATAATTGCTTTTGGATCATTATTTAATGAGATTAAAATAGCAAAAGTAGATGAATCTAATAATACAAAGTCTATAACCAAAGTTCCTTTGGCTTATGGACCTATGCAAAAATTTCTTGCTAGATTGGAGCAGTCTCCAGATTTAAATAAACCAGTTCAATTGACTTTACCCAGAATGTCTTTTGAAATGACTGGTATATCTTATGATCCTGGAAGAAAAGTTACTACTGCACAATCATTCTTAGCTCAGAGTAAGTCTGATGGTAAGGATATAAGAAAATTATACATGCCTGTTCCATATAATGTTACATTTGAACTTTCAATTTACACAAAAATAAATGATGATATGCTTCAAATTATTGAGCAAATATTACCATATTTTCAACCACAATACAGTGTGACCGTCGATTTAGTGGATCAGATAGGAGAAACTAGAGATATACCAGTTATTCTAGATAATATTTCAATGAGTGATGAATATGAAGGAGATTTTACTAAAAGAAGAGCGTTGATTTATACTCTATCATTTACAGCAAAAACTTACATCTTTGGACCTACATCTACTTCTGCCTCTCAGGATATTATCAAAAAAGTTTCTATCGGACTTGTATCTGGAGCAGAGACTCTTCAGAGGAGAAGAGAAGTTTCTTATGTTGTTACTCCAACAGCAACAAAAAGTTATTCAGAAAATGATACTACTACAACAGCAAAAGACGTAACTGTAAGTGATACACGCATAGAAGTTTCTGATTCTAGCTTGATAACAGAAGGGTCTTACATAACTATAGGTGAAGAAACTTTAAAAGTAACATCAAAAGATTCAAATTTACTGAAAGTTACTAGAGGTGTTTATGGGACATCTCCATCAGAGCATGTATCTGGTTCTGGAGTAAAACTAATTACTGATGAAGACAATGATTTAATAGAATTTGGAGATAATTTTGGTTTTGATGGAGACTTTGTGTAAGATGAAACAAAATTTCGATGATTTAGATGCTGCTTTTGATGTGACTGGAGAGATAGTATCTAAAAAAATAGAAGAAATAAAAGATATGTCCATAGATACTAAACCAAAAAGTACCAATGATGATATTAAAAAAGATTATGAATATACTAGGGGAAATTTATATTCGTTAATAGAAAAAGGTCAGGAAGCTATCAATGGGATATTAGAACTAGCTCAAGAAAGCGAAATGCCTAGGGCATATGAAGTAGCAGGTCAATTGATTAAAAATGTTGCAGATGCAACAGATAAATTAATGGAACTGCAAAAAAAACTCAAAGAAGTAGAAGAGGATTCAAAATCCAAAAATCCAACAAATGTTACTAATGCTTTATTTGTTGGATCCACTTCAGAGTTATCCAAACTTTTAAAGTCTACTAAACTGGATAATAAATAAGTTAGATAAGATATTTTTACTAAAATGAGCGTTCCTTCAGTAACATCAATAACAATATATAAAGGAACCGATTTTGAAAAGAAAGTATCTATCGCTGTCACAACTTTAGATTCTTCAAGTCAAACAGCACTTGCTAAGATTAGGAAGCATCCAGCTTCAGAAAATTACAAGACTTTCGATACCTATATTAATGAAGATGATAATAGTGTTCTCATTTCAATGGCGAGTTCAATCACATCAGATTTAGATAATGGAAGAAATTATTTTGATATTATTATCGAAACAAATTCAACAGATAAATTAATGAAAGTCGTTGAAGGTTCTATTTTAGTTTACGATACAGTATCAGTATAATAAAATGCATTTTATATCTCAAATGATGCTGTTTTCAACAGCAATAATCTCAGCTTCTCCTGCAGATGACGAGCAAATATACGATACTCCAGGAGTATATACTTGGATTGCACCACCAAAAGTAAGGAGTGTTAGTGTAGTTGCTGTTGGTGGAGGAGCATCTCCAACAGTATTTTCGAGTGCAGTTGTTGGCGGTGGCGGTGGCGGTTTAGTATATAAAAATAATATACAAGTAAATCCAGGTTCTTCTTACATTGTAGAAGTCGGGGCAGGTGGTCAATCTTCTGGATCTAGTGCTTCACCAATTTTAGGGAGTAATGGCGGATATTCCAGTTTTACTTATGATGAAGAAACAGTAATAGCATATGGAGGATTATCAGATGGAACAGGAGGTAATTATGCAAATGGAAATGGTGGAGGAAACGGTGGATCGGCAGGACAGCAAGGATCTGGTGGCGGAGGTGCAGGTGGATATACCGGAGATGGTGGAAATGGAGGATCAGGAGGTTCTTCATCTATTGGATCTAATGGTTCTCCTGGACTAGGCGGTGCTGGCGGAGGTGGTGGAGGTTCCTGGCAGACACTATATTTTTCAACCGCATCTCAACCAGCTAGATCTTCTTCAGGTGGAGGTGTTGGTCTATATGGTCAAGGATCAGATGGATTTGGTGGAACAGGAGCATCATCTTCAAGTCAAATAGGAAATGCTACTCCATCTGGAGGTGGAAGTAGTGGTCAAAATGGAGACTTAGATGGTGGACTTTATGGTGGTGGAGGAAGATCTGGATTTATCAGATTTGGTGTTGGAGTACCAACTCTATTCTTATCTGGAGGTGCTGGTGGAAGAGGAGCAGTTAGAATAATTTGGCCTGGAAATTCCAGAGCATTTCCTTCAATAAATACTCAATAAACATGAATTATCACTGTACGGAGAATTCTTAGAATGCTAATACAACTAGACAATGGCGTACCATTTGGACATCCAGTTGATGAAAAAAATTTTCGGATGTTATTTAGAAATACATCATTTCCGGAAGTTCTTAGTCCGGAAGTGGTAGAACCTTTTGGATTTGGCGTATATGAATTTACCGCACAACCTCATCCAAAGAAATTTACAAAAGTAGTTGAAGATTCCCCGGTAAAGGGCAATGATGGAATTTATAGACAAACATGGAAGTTTATTTCTATGACTGAAAGTGAAAAAAAAGCTGTTACTGCTGAAAAAGCAGCAGAAGTTAGAAATGAAAGGAATATGAAATTGTATATGTGTGATTGGACCCAATTACCAGAATCGGAAGAGATAAATTCAAAAGAATTTATCAAAGAATGGAGAGTCTATAGAGATCAATTGAGGAACATAACCACGCAAAAAGGATTTCCATGGAATATTCTATGGCCAGAAGCTCCAACAATTTAATAAATAAGATATAGTTAAAATATCCGTTTAAGTAATGTCATCATTATACGTAGACCTAATAAGAAACAAAGACGGTAATGGTGCTCCCGAATTTGATAGGGGTATTGTTATTAGTGGCGTTATCACAGCAACTGGATCTCTTGGAGGAGACAGTGTTGGTATTGGATCAACTACGGTTGTTGATTCATCATTTCAACTTAAAAATATATTATCTTTAGATTCAACAACATTAGCAACTTTTGAATCTGCTTTAGAAATTGCTCCAAACAATTTTAATAGTTTAAATGTAACTGGAATAGGAACTATAATTCAACTGAATGTTGTAGATTCTCTTGCAGGAACTGGGTTATCAATATCAAAATATGCAGAGTTGCAAAATATTAGTGTATCTGGTTTATCAACACTAACAACTTTATCTGGACAAAGACTATACTATTCTGGATTATCTACAGCTCAATATTTAAGTGGATTATCATACTATTATTCTGGTATAAGCACAGCTTTACTTTTGGACGGAGCAAATTTATATTATACTGGAATAGGAACTGTAGTTAATTTAAGATCAACCACATTAAATTCCACTGGAGTATCTACTGTATCATACCTACAGGGTATTAATTTAAACTACTCTGGAATATCTACCCTAACAAATCTGAATAGTAGTAATGTAGTTTCAACGGCATTAACTTCGACAGGGTTAACTGCAACTAACGCAACTATTTCAAATATAAGCGCAACAAATATAGTTGGAACTGCATTAACAACAACTAGTGCAAATATTACAACATTAACAGTAAATACAGCAATAACTACAACATCAAATGCTCAAACGGTAAATGCAGTTTCCATAGCAGCAACTACATTAGATGGTGATAGTATTGTTGGATTAGCAGCAACTATCACAAACCTAACTTCTACCTCTTTTGGAACACAGTCAGCAACAATTGCAATCGGAACTGCTACTGTATTTAACCCAACAACTCTGAACGCAACAAACGTAAATACAAGAAATGTTTCAAGTGTAGGAGTTATAACATCTACAGAATTCCATACTGGATCTGCTGCAACTTCTATTAGAATTCTATATGATAGAATTACAGGACCATCTGAAATAATAATAGATCCAGCATCAACAGGATCTACAGGACGAGTAAGAATTGCAGGTGATCTTTATGTTGATGGTGAGCAAACTTATATAAATTCAACTGCTATTGAACTAGCAGACTTTAATGTTGGTATTGCTACAACAGTAGCAACTAATGCACTTCTTGATGGTGCTGGTATTGGTATTGGTTCAACTGGAGTTCGTAAGACTATAACCTGGAACAATTCCGCTAGTGCTTTAACATCAAGCGAGGATTGGAATCTTGTTTCTGGTAAGCAATATGAAATTAACGGAACTGGAGTTTTAAGTTCAACTACTCTTGGTTCTAGTGTCGTTAATTCATCATTAACATCCGTTGGAACATTAGGATCTTTATCAGTTTCTGGGGGAATTACAGCTGGTGGTTTAAGTGCTGGATTTTCTACTATTACCACAGTAACTGGAACTATACTAGACTATCAATCAGTTCTATGTAGAACAGGAATTATCACCAATTCTTCTGGAGAGAGATTAAATTATACTGGTCTTTCTACAGTCACTCATGCAAGAGGAACGACTCTAGATTATTCCGGAATTTCTACTGTTGCTAATATTAGAGGAACGACTCTAAGTTATACTGGGATTTCTACTATAGCAAGCTTAAATGGAACTAATTTATCATACTCGGGATTAAGCACGGTAACTCATATTAGAGGATCTAGTCTAGAATATACTGGTGTTGGAACGATCTCTCATATTAGTGCAACTACTTTGGTTTCTGGTGCATCTACTTTCTCAGGCACTGTTAATTTAACAACTGGAAATAATTTTGCAATAAATTCATCTTCAGTGTTATCGTCAACAACACTCGGATCTGGAGTTACTGTTTCTTCGTTAACAACTTTAGGTAATCTAAATTCATTAACCGTTTCTGGTGTTTCAACATTAACAGGATCTGTATCACATGGCGGATTAATTTATCAAAAGGTAGGTGGAGAAGTTGCAAATAATGGAGCATTCCCAACAGGAGTAACATATAATCTTATTACAAATACATTAACTATTGATCTTTCTCAAAGTGGATTGCCTACTGTAATAGCAGGAGATACGAGTGGTCAAATTGGCGAAATAGCATTAACTAATGTTCCGACTACTGGAACGTATATGGCTACATTAACCTTAATCATCGAAGGTGATAATTTAGGGTGGGATACTGGTAATGTTTCAATAACCGTTAATGGTGGTTCCCCAACTAATGAATTCTGGAGAAATGGAGCACAACCAGTTGGAGTTACTACGTCAAACCCAGCGTTTGATATTGTAACATTAAAAATTATTAGGGATGTTGTTGGAAGTTATAGTGTATTTGCTGATTGGGACCCATACTATTAATTTTAGTATAAATAGTAAAAACTAGAGGGGAAAGTGAACCTCCATGGCTGTAGGAAAGAATTTCGTAGTTAAAAATGGTTTAGAAGTTAACGAGTTGCTTCTATATGCAGATGCAGTAACCGATCAGGTAGGAATTAATACAAGTATTCCCGATTATGATCTGCATGTATTAAGCAGTATTGGTTGTACTGACTTAACTGTAACTAGAAACGCAACAGTAAGTGGAATATTAACAGCAAATGAATTGGATTTTACTGGTAATGGTATTTCTATTGGAGATACAACTGGTCTTCCCGGGCAGTACTTAAGATCTACTGGATCTGGAGTTGAATGGGCTAGTTTTCCAACGAGTTTAAGATCTACATTTACATATACTGCAACAAACGATCAAACTACATTTGCATATGCATACAATGTTGGATTTTTAGATGTATATATTAATGGTGTAAAATTAAAAGGAAACGGCGTATCTGATATTACAGAATATACTGCTTCTAATGGAACATCAGTAACTGTAACAGAACCTTGTTTTGAAGGTGATACTGTAGAATTAGTTGCATATAATCCATCTGCTATAGCTGCTGGTGGTAATGGTGTTCTTGGGTTTACTATCCAAGAAGAAGGTGTAATTGTTGGAAATGATAATGGAGTAGCATCTATTAATTTTGTTGGTGCTTCGGTAACTGCTGTTGGAAGCGGAGCGGGAGTTACCGTATATATTGAAGGGACCGCAGGAACTGCCTTTACCGGTGCTGCAAGCACTATAACAACTACAAATATTTCAAACTGGAATACAGCATATGGTTGGGGAAATCATGCTACGCAAGGTTATTTAACAACATATAACGAAACGGATACTCTACAAGATGTTTTGGATAGGGGAAATACAGCCAGTTCTGATGTAATAATATCTGGAATAGTTACTGCTACTAAATTTATTGGTGATGGATCTGGATTAATTGGTGTTGTTGGATCCGGATCAGGTATTGTAATAAGAGATTCTGGTGTATTGGTTGGAACCGCTGGAACAATAGATTTTGGAAACAACATAACAGTATCTCCAATATCATTGGGAATAGTTACAGTTACTGCGTCTGGTAGTGGCGGAGATTCTTACTGGGCATCAACAGCAGCGGGAATTCATACACTCTCTAATGTTGGAATGGGAACCACAAATCCAACAAGTAAACTTACAGTTAAAGGTAATACTTCTCTTGAAACTTTAAATGTTTCTGGTGTTTCTACATTATCTGGTACAGTTACTTTTGGTGGCGCAACCGAGATTCTATCTTCCGGTGAGGTAAAACTAGATAATCTTAGCAGAATTATGCTTGGATATTCTGGTGGTACTCCAAATGGATTGGTCATCAGACAGAACAGTTCATCCGATGTTAGTGAAATAGTAAATGTTGGTGGAGATGATATTCAAATTCAAGCAGATAGTGGAAGAAGTGTTTTTATTGGAAATGATAATACTACCAACTCTTTGTCTATAACTGGAACTGGCGTAACAGTTTTATCAACTCTCAACGTAGGATCAAATACTACTGCAGTTACTCCATTCCAACTAGAAAACATTTATGGTGTAAAGACTGGTATTGGAACATTTATTTCTTCTGCCGGAATTGGACATACAATAGATTCTTTCACAATATCCACAAGTGATTTTAAAACAATAGAATATACAATTCATGTTGGATACGGAACTTACATTCAATCGCAAAAAATATTAGCGATGCAAAATGGTTCTTCTGCATATTCTCAAGAATATGCGATCATGTATGACCCATCTCTGATTGTTTCAGTAGGTTCTACTGTAACTGGTGGTCAATTTAGATTAATATTAACACCAGAAGTTGGTGTTTCTGGATTGACTACTTATAGATTTACAAGACAGACAATGCTCTAATATGACATTAAAAAACTACACGTTAAAAGTAAAATCACCAGAATATTGGGATGAGATACATAACACATTATGTGGTATTTCATCGTGTGAACATATTCCCAACAGAGAAATTATATGTGTAGATGATAAAAATCATAGTCCAACTAGAGGAACCTTTTCCTTACATAAGTATGAAGCTGATTCAATATCCAAGCACCCATATATAGATTGGATTGAACTATCTCCAACTGATCATAGAGATGCATATCCCGATCCACAACCAGCGACTCCTAGATTTAAAAAAGATACTAAAATCTATAGAGATTTAACCACTGGTGGTGTTGGATCTGGACAGACAGAACTTAATAGAACAAACTGGGCAATAAAGAGGATTGGATTGAAGGAAAATATAGAATTTTGGACTAGCGATGATATAACTGCAAAATATGGAGACGTTAATTATTCATTAACAGGCAAAAATGTTGATATTATTATCCATGATTCCGGAGTTCTTCAATATCACCCAGAATTTTTAGATTCAAATGGAAAGTCTAGAGTTAGAGATGTTGTTTTAGACGGTCCATATTATATTGATCCAGATTATTTTATTACCAATAATTTAACTTATATAAAATCAGATGGTAGAACTGGAATAACTACGGCATCTGCACTTAGTTGGTGGAGCACTTCTGGAAATAGATCTCCACAATTTTCATCATTAGGAACATTTTCTATTTCAGCATCATATACTGAAAATAGTTCCATGGGGACAGGTTTGAATGGTTCCAATAATTTAATCAGTGGACATGGAACTGCATGTGCTGCATTATCTGCTGGAAAAAATTTTGGGTTAGCATTTGAAGCAAATATTTGGAATATGCCTGCAATTTCCGATAACGTTGGTATGGGAATTGAGCAGAGTTATGATTTAATGAAGATCTTTCACACATATAAACCAATTAATCAAACTACTGGTATAAAAAATCCAACTGTTATAAATGGAAGTTGGGGTTATCAAGCTGCATTTTCTTCAGGTACATCAGTAACATTTAAATTTAGAAATACAACAGGAATTTTTACTGGAAATTCATCAACTGTTAATCAGGTCACTGCGATGAAAAATGGATTGAATAACCAAGTTAGTGGTGCATTTAAATCTTGGTCAACATCATCAAGATCAAATTCTACTGATGAGGCTGGTAATGAATTAATGCAATCCGGAGTAGTATACGTTGCAGCAGCTGGTAATAATAATCAAAGACTGGGTATGGGATCAGATGATCCAGATAGACTTAACTATATGAGAGATTCTTGGTTCGGTACTACTGACCCAAGAGCTGAATTTGCATCAAATACTGTTCCATGTAATCATAGGGATTGGATGAATCCCCAAGGAATAGGATTTAATTCTACAAATGATTATCATCCAGTAATTTGTGTCGGTGCAATGGATGATACTATAGTTAGTGGTATAGAATTAAAAGCAAGTTATTCTAATAACGGACCAGGAATTGATGTTTGGTCTCCAGCAGATGAAACTTTAACGGCAGGAACAAATGGTATATCTGGATATACTAATTATACTAGAGTAGATGATAATAGATTTTTTGATACAAATTTTAATGGTACTAGCGCAGCTGCCCCAGTAATTTCTGGTTTGGTAGCATTATACTTGCAAACAAAACCATCCGCATCTTCAATTGAAGTAAAGAATTGGTTAAAAAAATATGGATCAAAAGTAATTACTGCATATAGAGATGATTATTCTGATGATACCACAACAGAATATTGGACTGGTAGTTTTAATATGAGAGGTGCAGAAAAAAGAATATCTTATAATCCATATGATAATAATACATCACCATCCATCAGTGGAGTTTTTATGTCTGGTGTTGTTTTCACTCAATCATAAATAATTAAAAAACTAAAATGGCTGATAAGAAATTTGGAGTAAAACAAATTGACTTGATTGGTGCCTCTGGTACTCCAACTTTAGCAAGCCCAAATAATTTAAATATTGAAGCTATAGAAGTAAGTATAAATAACGATCTTAGCATATCTGGAATTGTAACAACTAACCAACTAGGTGTTTCTGGAATTTCTACTTTTAGTGCAGATGTGAAAGTTGGAATTAACACTTCCGTAGGACTTGTTTTAACATCACCAAACGGAACTCAATATCGTTTAATTGTAGATAATAGCGGAACTTTAAGTACTGTTACTGTTTAAATAAATAACTTATAACGGGATACTACCAAAATGTCTAGGAATAATAGAGAATTATCTCAATTTGCATCCTATCTGCATATCGATGACTTTGAACTGATCGATAATGGTGCGATTACTATTCCTACAGGTATTGATCCATACGATGGTGTTATATCAATAGGTGCTACTCTTTGGAACGATAACTTCCATTCTCCCAATATTGGAATAGGAACATCTTTACCAGGATCAAAGGTTCATGTTGCTGCTGGATTAACTGATGTAATAATATCCGGAAAAATTGTAGGTACGGAAGGGGGTGGTGTAGGTTTAGCAGGTGGTGGATTACTTTTAGATGGAAAAATATCAGCTAAAGCAGAAGCGTATATAGGCGGACCAGCAGAGTTTTATGATCGTGCATATGTTCATGGTACTACCAGACTAGGAAATTTTGTAATTTTACAACCAGACTCTGGAAATCCAGAGGAGGGATCATTATTTCTTCCAGGACAAATTACGATAGGTTCAACTTCACGTATCAGCGGAATAGCTGCTACAGTACGAGGAACAAATAGAGGATTTATAAATTTATCTGATAGCATTTTATATGGAAATAATACATTAACAGGTATTACTACTATTTCCAATAACTTAATAATAAATCCAACACATTCAGTATCTACTGCTTCTACAGATACTAGTACTGGTTTATTTGTTGTTAATGGAACTGTTGGTATATCTTCCTTAATGAATGTTCGTCAGGTAAGAACTCCTGAATTATTTGTTAGCAGTTTACTTAGATTACCTTCAACTTCAACATTAATAATAGCAACAGATGAAGCAACTTTTGAATCAGTAAACTTCAACAAAGGAATTAATGTAGCTGGAATATCAACCTTTCAAAATAGATTATTAGTAACTGGAGATGAAGACTCAAATAGTTTAACTGAAGGTTCTATTGTAACTGAGGGTGGTCTGTCGGTAACTAAAAAATTAAATGTTGGTGGAGCTTCGACTTTCTTTGGTACTGTAAATATCTTTGATAATGTTGGTATTAGTGCAGCGGAAATTGAGGTATATACAAATAGTATTGTTTTGGGATTGGATTCATCAAGTTTATTAAATGTCCAGGCTACTTTAGTTTCTGGATTGATCCCAAATGCATCTGATACATATGATTTGGGATCAGAATCTCTACGTTGGGAAAATGTTAGAGCAGCAAATGGAACATATGATACTTTATCTGTAGATGTTAATCTGACTGTTTTGGGTACTGTAGCAGTTGGAGGAACGGCACTATTTACTAATGGAATAGACGTAACCGGTGCTCAAGGAACATTTGAATTGGGTATCGCTGCTACTTCCAATTCAACTTTTTTCAACCAGTTAACCACAGGAGTAGCGGCATTTATAAATGATATACAAGGAACAGCAACAACCGCAATTAGAGCCACAGCAGTTGATGTATCAGTGGCTAACACGGAAACTAATTATTACTTAACATTCACAAACTCCTCAATTTCTCAACCAGAAAGAACTTTACATGTAGATAGTGGTTTATATTATTCCCCAATAGCGAATACTTTAGCTGTTGATGGTGATATATTGATGGATGGTTCTTCTTTAGGAGCTATAACAAATACTGAAGATTTGCAACTTTTTAACAATGATGTAACTTCAATCAGAGCTTTTGGTGATGCACTTTCAGTTTCAATGGGAAGCACTGTTGGTTATACAACAATAAGATCGACTCAAACTGAATTTAGTGGAAATATAAGACTTGTTGGAAATGGTACAACTGCAGCAATAAAAGGTGCTAATGGTTTAGAAAATATAACAATTACTGGAAATACATTAACAGAATTATCTGGAAATTTATCATTAAACGGTACAATCATTGATGTTAAAAACTCTGAGCTAAATTTAGCAAGAGAAAACGTAACTAATGTTTATGCTTTTGATCAAGCATTTGATATTGTTCTTGGTGGTCCCACAGGTGTAACATCTATTGCTAGTCCATTAACTTTATTTGGAGGAGATGTAAGAATATTAGGTGATGATATACAAGCAAGTGATGGTCAAGTAAACATTACTTTATTCAGTTCAAACAATACAAGATTCGCAGGAAATATCCAAGTTGATGGTCAAAATATTCTTGCTGGTGGCGGAACGACCAATATTACTATGCAAGGTGGTAATGAAACTATATTTGCGGGGGATATTAGAGTTAATGGTAATGATATAAAAGCATCTGATGGTAATGTTAACATTACCATGACTAGCAATACAAAAACTAGTATTACTGGACAATTAAGAATTGAAAGCAATCAAATATTAGATTCTGGCGATCAACTTAATATTACACTAGGATCAAATTATGTTCAATTTGAAGATGATATTAGAATAAATGGTGATAATATAAGAGCTTCCAATAATGCTATTAATATAACCCTTGAAGATGCTGTTAGAACTATTTTTGCCGGCAAAGTTAACATCCAAGGTAATGGAATAGAAGCTTCTGATAATGTTGAGGCAATAACTCTAACACCAGTTTCTGGATCTGTTGGTATTAGATCTGATTTAACAGTAAATAATGATTTAATAGTAAAAGGGTCCGATACGGTAATTAGATCTAATATTGTAAAAATACGTGATAACTTAGTTAATATTGGTTTAGCAATAGATCCGCTTAATGCAAATGATTTAATTGAACCAACAAGTGATAGTAATATTGATGTTGGTTTGTTAATGAATTATTATAATGGTTCTTCTAGAAAAGCAGCTATTTTCTGGGATGATTCTAGATCTAAAGTAGCAATTGCATCAACAGTAACTGAGTCATCTAATGTTCTCACAGTATCTCAGTATGCTTCTATTGATATTGGAAATATTACTGTAAATGATTGTGCTGGTTCATCCGAAATTCTTTCATGTACTGGATCTACTAGAAACTTGGTTAATCTTACTATAGATGGCGGAGAATATTAATTAGTTTTTTGATAAATATATAAAGCATCTTGATTTCTATCAAGATTTACGGTATATACCAAGAATGTAAGTAAATGTCTGATCCAATAATTAGGTTAAAAAGATCTTCAGTAGAAGGCAAAGTTCCAACAAATGCTCAACTTCTAATTGGTGAATTAGCTGTTAATGCATTTGATGGTCAAGTCTTCTTGAAGCAAGACACTGGTGGAGTTGGAATTGCTACCAGAGTTATTGCAGTTGGTGCTGGTGGATCATTAGGTAAAACAATATTTGTAACTAAAAATGGAAATGATGCTAATAGTGGTTTAAATGAACGAGATGCAAAAGCATCTATTAAAGCTGCTGCAGCAATAGCAAATTCATTTGATACTATTAAAGTTTATGCTGGACAATATATTGAAAATAACCCAATTCTTCTTAAAAAGAATGTATCGGTAGAGGGATTAGAATTAAGAAACTGTTTAGTAACACCACAAAATTCAAATAAAGATTTATTTCATGTAAATGATGGTGTTCACGTTACCGACTTAAGTTTTGTTGGACCTCCAGCTACAGAAGGTGCTGCTGTTATTGCTTTTAGACCTTTAGAAGGAGTATCTCCAGACAGATATTTTGATGCTGCTAGATTAATTAGATATAATTCAGATTTTATTGCTAGAGAAGCAGTTGGATTCTTAACAAGTGGATATAGCGGATATGCTGGAACTCACGTAGCACAAGATGCTGCTGTATTGTTAGAAGCAAACTTAGATTTTATTGCTGGTGAGGCTGTTGGATTCCTGACTAGTACTGATTATAAAAATCCCGTATTTGAAGTTCCAACAACAGACCAAGATTGTAGGGATGATATTAAAGATATTTTCAAATCCATTGCATATGATTTAAAAGCGACAGGTAACGAAAAGTCTGTTGGAGCAGCACTTTCATATTTTTCATCTGGTGGGGCTTTACTCCATATTACGGGAGTAGATATAAACGGATATGGAATTTCTACGGCGACAGTTGATACAATTAATTATGCCGTAGGTATTGCAACATACGTAATCAATAATAAGCCATATGGTAGTGTTGCATCTGGATCAACAACAAATATTACTGGATTTATCTATGATAATCTAACTGGATTATCAACAGTTACTGCAGTTGGACATGGAGTAACAACTGGTGATATCATCAAACTAAATGGAGTTAAGTTTACGTGTCCTGGTGGTTCTGGTATTACAACTAATACTTTCCCAGATGGTAAGTATGGATACTTCTTTAAAGTAGAAGAATATGTTGGCGTAAATACATTCAAAGTCTACGTTGGAATATCATCTATTCCGCACACATACAGTACTGGCGGAACTGTTGAGAAATATACAAATTATCAATCAACTTATACTCAAGCATTTGACCCGACTCGTATTCAAACAAGAGTTGAATATGATCAGTCTGGGAATAAGTTCGTTAGAGGAACTGGTTGGTGTGTAGGTGTTGCTAATAGTATTTCATATCTTGCTGGTATTGTTACAACAGCTGTAGGAACTGGATCTACTGCGGGAATAGTAACAGTTACTGGAATAAACTTAGATACATTTAAGTGCTCTAGGGATATTAGAAATATTTGGAAAGCAGTTTGTTATGATATTACTAGAGGTGGTAATTCTAAATGTGTTGCGGCTGGTAAAACATATTTTGATGAGAGTACTGGAGAATTTGCACTCAATACTCTAAAAAATCCACTGGAAAGAGAACAGACAATAAAAACACTGGATTATTCTTTCAATATTGCTAGAAACGTTATTAATAATTCTACATGGGGTGGAGTTTCCATTGGATTAACTATACCAGCAACAAACATAATATATGATCAAAAAACAGGATTATCTACAGTTACAGTCCCAAATCATGGTCTTCAAAAATATGATTCTGTAAAATTAGATGGATTTGCATTTACGTGTCCAGAAGGTTCCCCAGGAACACCAATAAATGTTATCAGCGCAACATATGATAATATAAGTGGTATTACCACTATAGAAACCTCAGCAAATAATAACTTTAAAGTCGGAAATAGAGTAAGACTTCAAAATCTAGTCTATGAATGCGATTCTGGTGGAGGTCCATCCACCGCATTATATCCAAGCGGTAATCTTGGATATGATTTTACCGTATCAGATGTTCTTTCTGGAACGAGTTTTAATGTTAATGTTGGACCATCAACTATTTCCCATAGTTATGTTGGAGGGGGAACGGTAACTAGATTATATACTCCAACGTTTGGAGTTTCTACTGCAACATACGACAGAATTACTGGTATATCAACAATTAGAGTTGTTGGTATTGCATCCACAACTGCTATAGGTTTTTATGCAGAGCCAGGCGAAAAAGTTAGACTAGAGAATTTAGTATTTGAATGCAATAGTGGAGGAGGTCCATCCACTGCATTATATCCAAGTGGTAATCTTGGATATGATTTTACAATACTTTCAACAGCAATTGATCACAGATACGCAGATGCTGCTAATTTAATATCTGGTAATAGGTTGGAAATTATTGATAAATCTTTAGCATCTATTGCGATTGCCCATTCTGATTTCTATTTTCCAGATGATAATCAGACAACACAATATTCAAGATATAAGGATGCTTATAGACTCATCCAACAAAATAAAGCAGAAATAGTAACTTCTGCTTGGGATACTATGATTGCTAATCCAGCAAACTCTGGTGTTATTTTAACTGAAACAAAATGCAAGAGAGATCTTGGATATTTTGTAGATGCTGTTTCTACAGATATATTCACTGGAGGGAATAGATATTCAATAGAATTTATTAAACAGTATTTTGATGGATCTGGTGCTCCAATATCAAATGGACTGGTTGGAGAGGAATCAGCTTCGATTGAAGCATTCCAAGCAGCAAGAGATTTGATGAAGTCTGCAATAACCAATCAACTTACAATAAAAGATACTGGAGTTTCCATCGGATCATCAGTATATGGTGATGGTAATATTTCCGTAGCAAATACAAGTTCAATTGCTTGTTCAGATGTTCAGTCAACTCTAGATACATTAACATCTATTATCACCGAACCAATTGGTTCTGGGAACTTACTAACCCTGAATGCTATTAAAATAAATTATGGTTTATTCTTAAGTGGTGAAAGTAAGTGCAGAAGGGATATTGCATATGTTGTCGATGCTCTTATAAAAGATCTTAGATTTGGAACCAACAAGTATATTAGAGAAGCGACAAGAGCGTATTTTGATGCTAATGGAGATCCATTAACAAATGGATTAATCGGAGAGGAAGCACCATCAGTTACTGCATTCAATTCTATTAGAGATTATTCAAAACTAGCAATTACAAATCAATTAAACTTTAAGGATCTAACAATTACAGCAGATCCACTAACTGGATTTAATACAAGTCCAAATTCTTGTGCTAATGTTAAATCCAACATTGATAATCTAATTTCAATATTAACAACTTCTGTTACTAACGGTAATCTAAATTCATATCCACAACTATTCACATCAGGAAGATTTACTGTAAATGTCGGTATATCAACATTAGATCACACTTATGTTGGTGGCGGTACAGTAAATTCTGGTATCACAACCACTATTTTCCCAGATAATACACATGGACAAATATTCCCAGTAGAAAGAATTGTTGGGGTTAATACCTTCGAAGTTACTCTCGGTGGAACTGAAATACAACACACATACTATGGTGGGGGATCAATCCTTAAGTTTAGACCATTCCAAACATTCAATACTCAAGTAAAAGATCTTGGTATTCAAATTGATCCACTAGTTGGAACTAACCAAAGTCCAGCTGGATGTTATAATGTAGTTTCTGCTATGAGGTCATGCATTGGAATTGTAACTACAATCGTTGGATCTGGTTTAACAGTCTTTAGATCCGCACAAAATCCAACTGGAATAAAAACAACTTATCCAGGAAATAACGGAGCTGGTAGTGAAATTGAGAACGATCCATCGTTCTCACCAGGAACTGGTCAAATTTTCAAAGGGCCATATATTAGAAACTGCACAAACTTTATTCCAGATAGTATTGGAATGAAAATTGATGGATTCCCAGCAGAACCAGGAGATGAAGATGATATTGGTGTACAGGGATCGATGAGTGTTGACTCATATACTCAATATAATCAAAATGGTATTGGAGTTTCTATTTCAAATGGAGCATATGCACAGTTAGTTTCTATCTTTACTATTTGCTGCAATGAAGCAATTGTAACTCAGTCTGGTGGACAATGCGACCTAACAAACTCTAATGCCTCTTTTGGAAATAAAGGTCTAGTATCTAGAGGTATTAGTGGAGTTGATTCTAAATCAATTTATAGAAAGAGTGCTAACGTTGCTATAGCTGGTTCTATTGGTGATATTGAATTGACTGTAAGTGGTGTTGGTACATACAGACCATATGATGGTGAGGTTTTCTATATTGGAAAACTATACTATTCACTAAATTCAATTACTGTAACCAATGGTGGTTCTGGATACCAAAACGCTAACGATGTCGATATAACTATTGATGCTCCAACCGGACCTAACGGAATTACTGCACAAGCAATTCCAACAGTTTTGGATGGAAGAATCACAGACATTACTTTAATTAACTCTGGAACTCAATATGAAACAGAACCTTCTATAACAGTTTCTGCCCCATTGTCTGGTGGTGGATCCGCAGGTTCTGCAGTTGTTAGTAAGATTGACCCACTATACTATAAGATTTCTGCTGCAACTTTCCCAAATGCGGGAATCACAACTATAACTTCAGTTCAAGGTTTAAATAATAATGTATCAATTGGAGATACAGTCTATTTGGCTCGCCAAAGTCTACAAATCGCAACCACAATCTCGTTTGAATACATTGGTGCTGGAACAAATATCTTTACAGCAAGACCTGCTGTTGGTGGAGTTCCTATACAAGAAAATGAGGTTGTTAAGGAAGATGGTGGAGAGGCTACATATACTAGCACTGATCAAGCAGGAAACTTCCGAATTGGTGATGGCGTTGTTATTAACCAAGCGAGTGGAACAGTTTCTGGTAGAGCATATCTGAAGAGTTTATTTAATAATGTAACCCCATTCATTCTAGCACTAGGAGATTAATTAAATGGCTGCACAAATTGCAATTAATAATTTTAGAACTGTAACACAAACAGTTCCAACATCTGAAACAGAACTATATACTGCACCAACAGGATATACTTCAGTATTCTTATTAGCTCAATGCGTAAATACTGGAGCAACAACGCATACGATTACTTTTTATTATAAAAGAGGCGCAACATCAACTCCTATCGTTACGGCATTTCCTGTTCCATCGGGAGATACAGTAAATCTTCTTCCAGGTAAATTGGTGTTAGAAACTGGGGATAAAATTTCAATATCTGGTAGCAATGGAACTGACTTGAAATTCTTAGTCAGTATTCTTGAAACATCCAACTTCTAATTTTAGTTTAAGGTAATAAGAAAATGAGTAACTACGGTAGATTTTTATCAGGAAAGCAGAGAGACCTAGGTATTGGTATAAGCAATTACAGTGAAGGTAAGACTGTACTAAATGTTATTGGTAATGTAGCCATTGGTGGAAGCATTGGAATTGGAACTACTAGTAGATTTGATTTGACCGCCGATGTTGATACTAGAACTATACGAATTAGGAGAGAACTTTATGACTCCCAAGGGAATTCTGGGGAGAATAACCAACTTTTAACTTCTGTTGGCGGATCTTCGGTTCAATGGACAACTCTTGAGGATATTTTATCTTTCCAAGGAATTACTGTTCAAGATGAGGGCACAATTGTAGGTGCTGCGGGAAGCATTAAGACAGTTAATTTTGTTGGTACTGGAGTAACTGCAGCTGCATCTGGAAATATTGCTACTATAACTGTTGACCAAGTAACTGCAGCAGGTTTTGATGGACAAATTCAATATAATGATAATGGAGACTTTGGTGGAGCTCAAACATTTTATTATAATGACTCTACACTGAGAGTTGGTATTGGAACATCATCAATGAATAGAACTCTCGATATCGTAGGAGATGTTGGGATATCTAGTTATCTTTATTCTCAAAGATCATATGTTAGTTTAGACACTATTATTCCCATTGCCCCAGAAGAACTAGCATCAAAATCATATGTAGATAATTTTACTGTTGCTGGTCTAACAGTTCAGAAAGCTGTATCTGCTGCATCAACAGTATCAATAAATGCGTACTATAATAACGTGTCAGCATCTCCAAGCGGTGTTGGAGCAAAGTTATGGGGTGTTAATGTTGGTATAACATCTATCGATACTTATTTCCCAATTCTTGGGGATCGTATTCTAATCAAAGATCAGGGTGGACCTCTTGGATTTGGAAATACCTTTGAAAATGGTTACTATACAGTAACTAGAGTTGGTACTGTAAGTACTTCGTTTGAATATACAAGAGCAGTTGACTTCGACGAACCTGAAGAAATTACTGCTGGTGCGTTCTCGTTCGTTATTGGCGGTGAAGTCAATGCTGGTGGTGGTTTCGTTCTTATCACAAAAGGAACTGTTTCTATCGGTGTATCTGCAATCGAATTCACACAATTCAGTAGTCCTGGAGAAATTATTGCAGGTGATGGTTTAGTAAAAACCGGAAACGTTATCGATGCAGTAACTGCTAGTTCTTCCAGAATCGTAATGAATCCTGATAGCATTGATTTAGCCACAGTAGCTACGTCAAGAAGCAATCTGACATCTGGTACAGGATCATTCATTAGTGGATTAAGCGTTGATGGATATGGACGAGTAAGTGGAGTTATAACAAGTAATACTCATACACTAGCAACATCTTCTGTAAAGGGAATTGCATCTTTTAATACTCCAGAATTTACTGTTGCATCAGGAGCAGTAGGTTTAGCAAGTACTTCTGCGGGTGGGGCAGCAGTTTTATTTGTTGACGGCACACCAAATCAAATTGATGTTACTAGAGATGGTGGTAGAGAAATTGTTGGTTTGACTAATAATGTCACAGTACAAGGTAACTTAACCGTCATTGGAACTATAAGTGGAAATGGTACTGGACTAACAGGATTGCAGGCAGGGGTTGGTGTTGCTACAGCAGGGGTCTATGTTGGATCTGGAGCAACTGTACTCAATTTTACAGGAGCTGGTGTAAGTAGTGTAACTTTAGTTGGTACAACTGCTACAATTAATATTCCTGGTGGTAGAGATATTGATACTATTGGTAACGCTAACCAAGTTCTTTATAAGAACAGTTTGAACAAAGCAGTTGGTTCAGCAAACCTAACTTTCAATGGAACTAACTTGGTTTGTGGAGGAACAGTTACTGCGAACTCAGATGAATCTCTAAAAGAAAATATTAAAACAATAGACGGTGCTTTAGAAAAAGTACAAAATCTTCGTGGAGTTGAATTTGATTATAGGAGTGATAAGACACATTCTATTGGATTAATCGCACAAGAGGTTGAAAAAGTTCTTCCAGATCTTGTCCACGAAAACGATGGAGTTAAGTCTGTAGCATATCAAAATATAGTTTCGGTATTAATCGAAGCTATTAAAGAACAGCAAGGTCAAATTGATGATTTAAAACTACAAATTAAATCAATAAGAGATTTAAATATTTGAATAAATACTTAAAATAGTAGAGATATGGATTATCAAAAATTCACTCATAAAACTCCACATTTAAAGGGAAAGAAACATCAATTAGATCCCAATTTGGATCTAAAGCAATTAGTTCATCACGCAACAGTTCAGTATGTTGATCGTGATGCTGATGGTGATGTTGATGTTTATGATAATCCAAAAAAGAAAGTTCCAGACGAATCTCCCGGTAAAGAACACATACAAAAATCGACCAATATTCTTATGAAAAAGGAGAAGGGTGAAATTAAACATAGCAAAAAAAGAATTGCATTTGAATCAACATCTAGTGGTGAAGATATTGACGAGGGATTAGTTGGAAAATTAATTGATAAGGTAAAGGGTCGTAAGGTAATTGGCAAAACTGGTAGTGGTGGAAACATTTACGTTTCCACTAGAAATAAATCATCTAAAGTAGCCTATAAGTCTTCAGCAAAACCAAAGCAACCAGAAAAGAAAACTTCAGAAATAGATCATGATGATCCATGGCTTAAGCACTCTTCTGGTGCCGAAAAGAAGGCGCATTATCGTCAACTTCGTGGGGAGTCAACTACGATTGAAGATTTAAATGGTAATTCTTTCGTTGAGGTAATTGATCTAATTAAGCCAAACAAGCTAAAAGTAGAATCAACTGAAGAGAAGAGATACTGCCCTCTATGTGATAAAAGAGAAGGTAGATCAGAATGTTCATATGGTGAAAAAGCATGGGATAAGGTATCGGTAAAGGATGAAGAGTATTCAATGGCTCGTTCAGAACTAAATACTATTCATAATGCACTAAAAAGACTTGAGCAAAAAGTAGGTAAAGGTGAAGGAAATCTAGAAGCCTGGGTACAATCAAAGATCACTAAAGCAGCAGACTACATTGATACTGCTGCCGATTATCTTTCTGGTGATGAATCTGGATTAGAAGAAGCGGTAAGAATACCAACAAAAAATGGCAATCTTTTAATGGTTGTTTTGACTTGGAAAGGATCTACTTATGCACTCAGAGTATTTTTCCCACAATCAAAAATACCAAATAGAAGAGAAGTTGAAGAGCAGATCCAAAAAGTATATCCAGGATCTAAAGTAACACACTTTAAGGTTATTGAAAGGCAACCGGGAGAACCATTTTTACAGATCGAAGACTGGCAATCTGTAAATCGTAATGATAAAACTGATGGTTTGAGCCAGAAGGCAGTTAATGCATATCGTAGGGAGAATCCAGGTTCAAAACTACAAACTGCAGTAACTGAAAAAAAGCCTACTGGCAAAAGGGCTGATCGTCGAAAATCCTTTTGCCGTAGAATGAAAGGTATGAAATCAAAATTGACCTCTGCGAAAACTTCAAGAGATCCAGATTCAAGAATCAACAAAGCCCTTCGTCGTTGGAACTGTAACTAAAATGAAAAGCTTCAATCAATTTTTATCTGAGTCTGTAAATATCTCCGGAGATTTCAACGGAAATCTTTATATAAATTCTCAACCAGATCAACCTCAACAGGTTGGAGAAAATTATGTTGCTGATATTGTATGGGAAGGAAATCTTTATAGATTAGAGTTGGTGACTAAATCTGGTTTACCATCTAAACAAGAACTCGGTGAGCAACTTCAGAGACAATATCCTGGATCAATTGTTCATCAAATTTATCCAGCAGAAGAAAAGAACTTTAACATTAAAAACGTACAAAGATATCACCCATCAAAATTAGAGTGGATTTAATTCATGGCTATTTGGAAAAAAACTACACAAGATTTTTTAGACCAAGAAAGAAGTCTTTTTGAAACTTTTAATATCGCAGATCACTGGGGAAACCAGACAGACTGGAGACCTCAGTTTTCCAATAACAACAGATTAAAAGTTGCTCCGTTCCAAACAGTTTTCTTTAATACCTTCCAGTATGGTAAAGAGACCGATGTTTGGGATGAGAGAATCGTTGGAGTTGGAACTGCAACTCATAATGTTTCTGCTAGTAATGTGATTATGGAAGTTGGTTCTACTGTTGGAAGTAAAATCATCAGACAGACCAAGAATGTAATGAGATACATTCCTGGAAGACCAGCAACACTTGCATTCGCAATTCGTTTAGAACAACCAAAGGTAGGTATTCGTAGAAGATTTGGATTGTTTGATGATTATAATGGTGCTTATTTTGAGGATGATGGGGGAACATATTCATATGTAATTCGCACATCTACAACTGGAATTACCACAGAAATAAGAGTTGGTAGAGATGATTGGAATGGTGAAAAGTTTGATGGTAATGGTTGGACTGGTGTAGTCGCAGACCCAACAAAACAACAGATGATTTCTATAAGTTATGAGTGGTATGGTGCTGGAACGGTAAATTTTGAATGGTTAATGAAAGGTGAAACCATTAAAAGTCATACTTTTGATAACTCAAACACTCAAGATAGAGTTTGGTGTTCTACTCCATTCCTTCCCATTCGTCTTGAGATAGAAAATGTAACTGGTGTTGCAGGAACTCATTATCTTTATCAAGGTTCCAATTCTCTTATTCAGGAAGGAGAACCAGAGAAACTTGGAACTCTTTTGAGTATATCAAATCCCATCACAGGGACAACGATGGCATCTGCAAATACATATTATCCAATTATAAGCATTCGTTTAAAATCTAATAATCTAACTGGTGTAATGCTTTTGAGATCATTACAGGCAGCAACTGATGATAATACGAATGTTTATTGGCAACTTCTACAAAATGCAACACTGACTGGAGGAACTTGGTTGGATCATCCCGATCCAAACTCCTTTATGCAGTATAATATCACTCAAACCGCAGTATCTGGTGGAAGTGATCTTTTGAGTGGTTTTGTAATTAATGGTAGTGGTGCGTTAGTTGATCTTGATATTAAAGCAGCACTTCAGTTAGGTAGAAGTGGTATTGGAACAATTAGTGATACTTATACACTTGTTTGTGCAAGTCCAAACACCAACAAAAAAGCACTTGCGGTATTGAACTGGATTGAACAAAGGTAATTTTTATGACTGATAGTGTATATCTTGGTAATCCAAATTTAAAGAAGGCAAATACTCAAATTGAATTTACTCAAGATCAAATTCTTGAGTTCGTAAAATGTCAGGAAGATCCGGTATATTTTGCTAAAAATTATGTAAAGATTGTAAGCCTTGATGAGGGGTTAACACAGTTTGAGCCATATCATTTCCAAGAAAAATTAATCAACAATTTCCACAAAAATAGATTTAACATCTGCAAAATGCCTAGGCAGACTGGTAAATCTACCACTGTTGTTTCGTATCTTTTACATTATCTTATTTTCAACGATAGTGTAAATATTGGTATTCTTGCTAACAAAGCGGCAACTGCTAGAGAATTGTTAAGTAGGTTAGCAACTGCCTACGAAAACTTACCAAAATGGATGCAACAGGGTATAATAGCATGGAATAAAGGAAACATTGAACTAGAAAATGGATCAAAGATTCTGGCTGCTTCTACGTCTGCAAGTGCTGTCCGAGGCATGTCGTTCAATATCCTCTTTCTCGATGAGTTCGCTTTCGTTCCAAACCATATCGCAGATTCCTTCTTTGCATCTGTTTATCCTACTATTACTTCCGGTAAAAACACGAAAGTAATTATCGTATCAACTCCACATGGTATGAATCATTTCTACCGAATGTGGCATGATGCAGAAAAAGGTAAAAATGAATATGTACCAACTGATGTTCATTGGTCGGAAGTTCCTGGAAGAGATGAGGAATGGAAAAAACAAACCATTGCAAACACATCCGATCAACAATTCAAAATCGAATTTGAGTGTGAATTTTTAGGATCCGTCGATACTCTTATTTCACCAAGTAAATTAAAAAGTTTTGTTTACGAAGATCCAATCAAAAAAAGTGCGGGATTGGATGTATACGAACCAGTAATAGAAAACCACGATTATATAATTACAGTGGATGTCGCTAGAGGAGTTAGTGAAGATTACTCCGCATTTGTAGTTGTAGATATAACACAATTTCCTCATAGAATTGTAGCAAAATACAGGAATAATGAAATTAAACCTATGTTATTCCCAAATATAATTTGGGAAGTTGCAAAGAATTATAATAGTGCGTATATTCTCTGTGAGGTCAATGATATAGGCGATCAGGTAGCGTCATTATTACATTACGATCTAGAGTATCAAAATGTACTAATGTGCTCTATGAGAGGGCGTGCTGGGCAGATTGTAGGACAAGGTTTCTCTGGGAAGAAGACTCAACTTGGAGTAAAGATGTCCAAAACTGTAAAAAAAGTCGGTGCTTTAAATCTTAAAGCAATGATTGAGAGTGATAAGTTACTCTTTAAAGATTATGAAATAATATCAGAACTTACGACTTTCATTTCAAAGCATAATTCATTTGAAGCAGAAGAGGGTTGTAATGATGACTTAGCGATGTGTCTAGTCATCTATGCTTGGTTAGTTGCACAAGAGTATTTTAAGGAACTTACAGATCAAGATATCAGAAAGCGTTTGTATGAAGAACAAAAAAATCAGATAGAGCAAGATATGTCTCCATTTGGTTTTATAGTTGATGGGTTAGATTCTGAGAGTTTTGTTGATTCTAGTGGAGATAGATGGTTTACGGATGAATATGGAGATATGTCTTATATGTGGGAGTACAAATAATGGACTTAGATAATCAGGTAAAGTTTGGACATCTTTTATTATACGATAGAGAATGCAGGGTATGTGGAGAAATAAAAAACCTTATAGACTGTTTCTATAGAACACGCAAAGATAGAGGAGCAGTTGCATCATCATTTTCCTACGAATGTAAAGATTGTACAATAAACAGAGTTTTGAGAAAAAGAAAGACATCTAATTTAGGATATATGTGGGAATATCCTGATTGGTAGTATGTTTACGCACATTTTCCCCCGCGTAAAGTGATTTTTTAATAAATATTTTTTAGATAATCTGAAACTATCAGGAGAAAAACATGGCGACTCCTCAATTATCTCCCGGTGTACTTACTAGGGAAGTTGATTTAACAGTTGGGAGAGCTGAAAATATTTTAGATAATATTGGTGCTATTGCAGGCCCCTTTCCCATCGGTCCAGTTGAAGTACCAATAGACATCAACACCGAACAAGAATTAATTAATATTTTTGGAAAACCAAAAAATGAAGATGGACAGTATGAGTATTGGCTCACAGCATCTTCATTCTTATCATACGGTGGTGTTCTTAAGGTTGTAAGATGTGCTGGTGATGAACTAAACAATGCTAACGCAGGATTTGATGTATCTGCCTCAAATGATCTAAAAATTTACAACTACGATGATTATGATGATAATCACTCCGATGATTCTGTAACTTTTGCCTATGCAGCAAAAAATCCAGGAGTCTGGGCAAATGGTCTAAAGGTTTGTTTAATTGATGATAAAGCAGATCAAATAATCGGAATTGCAACAACTAATCCATCTGCACTTGGAGCAGTAATTGGATATGGTGTTACAGTCGGTATAAACAGCGTTTCAGCTGGATCAGGAAGCACCTCAGTATTTAATGGTTACCTTAAAGGAATAATTACTGGTGTTACAACAGATGCTTCTACCGGAGCAAGTAAAGTTGACGTTAAGATCGTTTCCCTTGCTAGCACCACTGGGGTGGAAACACCAATAACATATTCTGAAAATGATAGACTATCTTCCATAGTTAGACTTGATACTTTAACATTCGTAAATAACTCTGGAACCAACGTAAACACATCGCAGGCAACATCGGTCGCTGATTGGTATGATTCGCAAACTCTTGGATTAGTTAATAGCACAATTTATTGGAAATCAATTGCACCAAAACCAATTTCTAATGGATATTCGTTAGATAGAAGTTCAAAAAATGACGCGCTACATATTGCGATTTTTGATGATGAAGGAAAGATCACAGGAATTCAAGGAAATCTTCTAGAAAAGCATGTAAATCTTTCGAAGGCAACTGATTCAATTTCCGCAATCAATTCTCCACAGAAGATCTGGTGGAAGAATTATCTAGCTAACTTCTCAGATTATATTTTTGCTGGCGCTAATCCTTCAGATGAATATGATTCTCAAAATGGTACTACACCTGTTGCTACTGGATTTACAACATATTCTGGTGTAAAATCAGAATCATTTAGTCCAATTTCAATTGCTGATGGCATTTGGAACCAAGAAACTCAGGGTGTTACATTCAGTGCTATTGGAAATGTTACATATACCCTAACAAATGGTAACAACTACAATTCTGCTAATAATGGTTATTCCGTTGAATTGGGTGATGTAATTTCAGCATATAGTCTCTTCTCAAACAAGGATGAAATCGAAGTTGACTTCATTCTAAATGGTCCTGGTTTTGGAACTTTAGAAGAATCACAAGCAAAAGCAAATTATGTGATGTCCATCGCAAATCAGAGAAAAGATTGCGTTGCTTGCATTTCTCCACACAGAGGAGCAGATGGAAAGGGTATTATTGGTATCACAAATTCCGATACTCAAACCGACAACTTAATTAGATTCTTTAGTCCACTTCCTTCTTCATCATACGCAGTATTTGATACTGGTTATAAGTACATGTATGATAGATTTAATAATCAATTCAGATATATCCCATGTAATGGTGATGTTGGCGGAATGATGGTTAGAACAAACTTAGTTGCATATCCATGGTTCTCACCTGCTGGTCAGCAAAGAGGAATTTTAAACAATGCAATTAAACTAGCATACAACCCAAATAAAGCACAAAGAGATCAACTCTATCCAAGAAGAATTAACGCAATTGTTAATCAACCAGGAATTGGAATTCTTCTCTTTGGTGATAAAACTGCTCTTGGATATTCTTCAGCATTCGACAGAATTAACGTTCGTCGTTTATTCCTGACGGTTGAGCAAGCATTACAAAAAGCAGCAGAAGCTCAGTTATTCGAACTTAATGATCAAATCACCAGAGCTAATTTCGTTAACATTGTAGAACCTTATCTTAGAGATATTCAAGCTAAGAGAGGAGTCTATGACTTCCTGGTTATTTGTGATGAAACCAATAACACTCCCGATGTTATTGATAACAATGAATTTAGAGCAGACATCTTCCTAAAACCAGCCAAGTCAATTAACTTCGTAACACTAACTTTCGTAGCAACCCGTACAGGTGTAAGCTTCGAAGAAGTGGCTGGAAGAGTTTGATTATTATTTTAACTTAAAAAGGGAGGACTACTAAAATGTCTACTTTAAGAACTATCACAGATTTCAAATCAAAATTAGCAGGTGGCGGCGCTAGACCCAATCTATTTGAAGTAAATATTCCTTCATTCCCAGCCGCTGCTACAAACTCTGGTGCAACTTGGGCAACTGGTGCTAATGGAGAAGCAGAAGCTTTCAATTTCTTATGCAAAGCAGCTGCTCTTCCAGCATCAAACATTGCTCCAATTGATGTTCCATTTAGAGGAAGAATCCTCAAGGTTGCTGGAGACAGAACCTTCGATACATGGACTGTTACCATTATCAATGACGAAGATTTCAAACTGAGATCTGCGTTCGAACTTTGGATGAATTCCATCAGCAAGTTAGATAATAACACTGGTGCAACAAATCCAACTTCATATATGACAAATGCTGTTGTTCATCAACTCGGTAGAGGTGCTAGCAACAGAATGGACAATTCAAACCAAAACTATGATTTAGTCGGTGGTTCTGGTATTACTCCACTGAGAACATATCTATTCTATGATGTATTCCCAACAAATGTATCTCAGATTGATCTATCATATGATTCATCCGATACCATCGAAGAATACACTGTAGAGTTCCAAGTTCAATACTGGACTGCTGGATCTCAGCAAACCAGTGGTGGTGCTACCGATCAAACTGGAGTTGCTATTGTTTAATAAATAGTATTAATCTAGTTTACACTTTAATAATGGCTAAATTATTTGGTTTTTCAATAGAAGATAATAACAAAAAATCACCATCTACAGTTTCCCCCGTTCCTCAAAATAATGAGGACGGGGTTGACCATTATTTAACCAGTGGATTTTTTGGTTCTTATGTAGATATTGAAGGTGTTTATAGAACAGAATTTGATCTAATTAAAAGATATAGGGAAATGGCACTTCACCCAGAGGTGGATAGTGCAATCGAAGATATTGTAAATGAAGCTATTGTTTCCGATACAAATGATGTTCCCGTTCAGATTGAATTATCAAATTTAAATGCTAGTGATGGTATAAAAAAGAAAATAAGAGAAGAATTTAAACACATATTAGACTTATTAGATTTTGATAAAAAATCACATGAGATCTATAGAAATTGGTATATTGATGGAAGACTTTATTATCATAAAGTAATAGATTTAAAAAATCCACAAGACGGAATTCAAGAACTTAGATATATTGACGCATTAAAAATGCGTTATGTTAGACAGCAAAGAAAAGATAAGAAAAATGATGGATTAGTTAGAAGAAATTCTGACGAAGAATCATTTACATTTCCAGAAATAGATGAATATTTTATATACAATTCAAAGGGAAGTAATAATGCAGGATCTCAATTAACAAGCAATACTTCATCATCAAGTGCCGGTGTAAAATTTTCTAGAGATTCAATTACCTACTGCACTTCTGGTCTAGTGGATAGAAATAAGGGGACAGTTCTCTCATATCTCCACAAAGCAATTAAGTCACTAAATCAACTTCGTATGATTGAAGACTCACTTGTTATCTATAGATTGTCTCGTGCTCCGGAACGTAGAATTTTCTATATCGACGTAGGCAATTTACCTAAGGTAAAAGCAGAACAATATCTTCGTGATGTTATGATGCGTTATCGCAATAAACTTGTATATGATGCATCAACTGGAGAAATTCGTGATGATAAGAAATATATGAGTATGCTTGAGGACTTCTGGCTTCCTCGCCGTGAAGGTGGTAGAGGAACTGAAATCACTACACTACCAGGCGGTCAAAATCTTGGAGAAATTACAGATATTGAGTATTTTAAAAAGAAATTATATCGCTCTCTCAATGTACCACCATCAAGAATGGACGGAGAAGGTGGATTTAATTTAGGTCGTTCTTCAGAAATTTTGAGAGATGAATTGAAGTTCACCAAGTTTGTTGGACGTTTGAGAAAGAGATTCTCAAATATGTTCAATGATATGCTCAAGACTCAACTTATTTTAAAAAACATTGTTACTCCAGAAGATTGGGAAACCATGGAGCAGCATATTCAGTATGATTTTCTATACGATAATCATTTCTCAGAACTAAAAGAAGCTGAGTTGATGACTGAACGATTGAATATGGTTGCTACTGCAGAACCATACATTGGTAAATATTATTCTCAAGATTACGTTCGTCGCAAAATTCTTCGCCAAACTGATGAAGAAATTATCGAACAGGATATTCTAATTCAACAAGAAATTGAAGCTGGAATTATTCCAGATCCAAATGCTCCTGTTGATCCCGAAACTGGACAACCAATTGGAGATTCTATCGATGGTGCATCTGGAGAAGTTCCCATTGAACCAGAAATAGATGCCTCAGATGTAGAAGCATCCGAGATATAAATAAGTAATTGAAATTGATTCAAAAATTTATGGAAGATCTAATAAACATGATTATGTCTGACGAAGCACCTTCAGAAATTAGTGATAAAATTAAAGATATTTTATATACAAAATCTTCAGAAAAAATTGATGATCTAAGACCTACAGTAGCATCTGTAGTTTTTGGGTTAGAAGATGAATCTGAAGAAGACGCGGAATAATAAATAACTATTATAGGACTTTATTATAACAATGCAAAGAACAAAAATAATTGCAACAGAAGTTGCAATGCCTACAACTGCAGGTGCCGCTTCTAGTATTAGTGAAGCAACCTGTGTAAGATTATATAATGGTTCAGGAGCAGCAGCTACGGTAAGCATCTCAACTGCTGTCGGTGCTGCAACTACCAATACATTTACATTGGCAACCGGGTCAGTTGAATTCCTTCAAAAGGCTTCAACTGATGTAATCTTTGCATCTGCTGGAACAGTATTAGCCGCTAAAGTAGGACTCACCAACTAAGAACCATGAAACTAATCAGAGAAGAAATAGAATCAGTAAATTTTATTACTGAAGAAAATAACGGAAAAAAATCATTGTACATAGAAGGGGTTTTCTTACAGGGAAATATAAAGAACCGAAATGGTCGCATGTATCCAATGGAAACTCTTAGACGTGAAGTTGGTAGATATAATGAAGCACATGTTCAAGCAGGAAGAGCTCTTGGTGAGTTGGGACACCCTGATGGTCCTACTGTTAATTTAGATAGAGTTTCTCATAAAATTGTTTCATTGAAAGAAAGTGGAAATAATTTTATTGGTAAAGCAAAGATTCTTTCAACCCCAATGGGTAAAATTGCAGAATCTCTTATTAGCGAAGGAGTAAAACTAGGCGTTTCTTCTCGTGGTATTGGGTCATTAAAACCAACAAGAGAAGGATTCAATGTTGTTGGTGATGACTTTATGCTTGCGACTGCTGCAGATATTGTAGCAGATCCTTCCGCTCCAGATGCTTTTGTTGAAGGAATTATGGAAGGAAAAGAATGGGTATGGGATGGTGGTATTCTTCGTGAAAAACTTGCAGAGCAAACTAAGCGTAGAATCAACACTTTAGTTGATCAAAAAAGACTAGAAGAACATAAGTTAGACTTATTCAATAATTTTCTAAATAGTCTTTAAAATTATATTTTAATAAATAAATATAGATTAAATTTCAAGGTTAATCGGAGAGTTCAAATGTCTCGTGGTAACAATTTACAAGAAATGGAAGCAGGCACTAAGCAATCCAGAACCGCTGTTAACAGTGGAGCTTCAGCTGCTGATCCAATGGGCAAACTAACAACAGGAATCCCTGATGGTCAAACTGGCGGTTGGGAAGATCTGGGTGGCCCAACACCAGAAAATTATAAGTCTGATGATGATTCATCAAAATTAAAAACTCCTGGTGCTACTCTTAAGCAAGTTAAGAATGTAGTAAACAAAGGAGCTGGTGCTGCTGATGGAATGAAGACCCTCAATAAGTCTTCTGCTGTGAAGGAAGAAGAGGAGCTTGATGACGAAGTTATTACTGAAGAAGATGATGAGGAAGTTACCGCAGAGGTAGAAGAAGCAGAAGCAGAAGAAGAGGAAGAAGTTGCTGCAGAGGAAGAAGTAGAAGAAACCATTGAGTATGAAATTGAAGAAGATCTCAATGCACTACTGAATATTGATACCGAAGTAGAACTTTCAGAAGAGTTCAAAGAAAAGGCAAAGACAATCTTTGAGTCAGCTATCAATTCTAAAGTTTCTGAAATCACCTCTTCATTGGAAGAGCAATATTCGATTGCTCTCCAAGAAGAAGTTGAAGAAATTAGATCAGCTCTTACTGAAAGAGTTGATTCTTATCTTGAATATGTTTCTGGCGAGTGGATCGATGAAAATAAACTCGCTGTTGAAAATGGTCTGAAGGAAGAGTTAACCGAATCCTTCATGACTGGTCTCAAGGACCTTTTTGAAGCACATTATGTATCAATCCCTGAAGATAAATATAATGTTCTAGAGAGCATGGTAGAAAAACTTGATGAAATGGAGACAAAACTCAACGAGCAAATTGAGAAAAACGTTTCCCTAAACAAGCGTCTCGCAGAGGCGGTTGCAGATGGAATCTTTGATCAGGTTTCCGAGGGTCTAGCAGACACTCAGAAAGAAAAGCTCGCTTCACTTGCCGAAAGTGTTGAGTTTGAAAGTGAGGAAGAATATCGTGAAAAACTGGAAACATTGAGAGAATCATATTTCTCATCAAGATCAGTTTCTCAAACAGCAAAATCTGAAACCCTATCTGAGGGTGTAGACAGAGCTCCTGAATCATATTCAGGTAACATGGCTGCTTACCTAAAGACACTTTCAGCATTTCGCCAAGGCTGAATTTAATATTAATCAAACGTAAACAAACACACTTTTTAAGAGGTAAACGCAAATGTTCAATAACGAGCATCTGCAGGAAAAGTGGGCACCTATCCTCAACTATGAGGGTCTTGATCAAATCAAGGATTCCCATCGTAGAGCGGTAACCGCAACCCTGCTAGAAAACCAAGAAAGATTTCTAAGAGAGCAGTCTGCATTCGAGCAGTCTGGTTCATTCCTTTCTGAAGCACCAACCAACGCTGTTGGTAATGGTGGTTACACTTCAGCTGGCGGTCAGACAGTTGCAGGTTTCGACCCTGTTCTGATCTCCCTAATTCGTCGTGCAATGCCTAACCTCGTTGCATACGATCTCGCAGGCGTTCAGCCAATGAGTGGTCCTACTGGACTCATCTTCGCAATGCGCTCCAAGTATGTTAACCAGAGTGGTACTGAAGCATTCTTCAATGAAGCAGATACTGCATTCTCTGGTCAAGATACAGGATACGACAACACCAATGGTTGGACCAATGGTGGTGTTGGTATGGGTACTACTGCTCAGGCAGGTTCAAACCCAGCTGTTCTAAACCCAACTTCAACAGCAACTCAAACCGACTACAATGTTGGTCAGGGTATGCGTACAGATTACGCTGAGAATCTTGGCGTATCTGATCAGTTCAACGAGATGGCATTCTCAATCGAGAAAGTCACCGTAACTGCTAAGTCCAGAGCACTCAAGGCTGAGTACTCACTAGAGCTAGCACAAGACCTCAAGGCAATCCATGGTCTGAATGCTGAAGCAGAACTCGCAAATATTCTCTCAACAGAGATTCTTGCTGAGATCAACCGCGAAGTTATCAGAACCATCTACAAGACTGCTGAGCAGGGTGCTACTCTAAACACAGCAACTCCAGGTGTATTTGACCTAGATATCGACTCCAACGGTCGTTGGTCAGTTGAGAAGTTCAAAGGTCTACTCTTCCAAATCGAGCGCGATGCTAACCAGATCGCACAAAGAACTCGTAGAGGAAAGGGCAACGTTATCATGTGTTCCGCAGACGTTGCTTCCGCACTAAGCATGGCTGGTGTACTTGATTACACCCCAGCTCTAAATGCAAACCTCAACGTTGACGACACTGGTAACACCTTCGCTGGTGTTCTAATGGGTAAGTGGAGAGTTTATATCGATCCATATGCTGCAAACAACGCTGCTAACCAGTACTACGTTGTAGGTTATAAGGGTTCTTCCCCTTATGATGCAGGTCTGTTCTATTGCCCTTACGTTCCTCTCCAGATGGTACGTGCAGTTGGCGAGAACACCTTCCAGCCTAAGATCGGCTTTAAGACTCGCTATGGTATCGTTGCTAACCCATTCGCACAGGGTACAGATGTTGGCGAAGGTGCTCTCACCACCAACAGCAACCGTTACTATAGAAGAGTTGCAGTTAAGAACCTCATGTGATCTAAGATCCATAAGGTCTGTTCAGAGGGTCTTCGGACCCTCTTTTTTATTGGGTTGACTAAACAAACATCTTATCTTATAATCTGATCATAGTCACAGTTTAAAAGTATGTCTTCTATAATTACTGGCGGTCCAGTACATAATTATAAATTCAAATCTCTTTCAAACAGAAAAGGTAAATCTGCAAACTATCCCTGGTATAGTACTCCAGTTGGTGGTTGGTTTTTTAAAGCAGTATCAAAAGAAGATCTTGATAATGATAAAGGTCGTCCAGGATTTCCAAAAGGTCTTTCTCAAAAAGGAATTAAGTGGAAATCTGAACGGGTATTTTGTGAAGAAACTAAACAGTATGGTTATTACTGTGAGCGAGTAAAATAAACAAGAGGGTCTTCGGGCCCTCTTTTTTTATCTAAATACTTAGAAAAGGAAAAAATGGCTGGTATATCTAAAGGATTTTTAGATTCTCAAATAAAAAATAGAAACTTTTTAGCTCCAACAGGATTTAAATTTACTCTGACTAGAGCACCAAAAGTTGCTTTTTTCAGTAACACATCAAATATTCCTGGAATTTCTTTAGGAGTTGCTAATCAACCATCATACTTAAAAGATATTGATATTCCTGGAGATAAGTTATCTTTTGATGATTTTTCTCTAAGATTTTTGGTAGATGAAAATCTAGAGAATTATATGGAAATACAAAATTGGATGCGTGGTTTGGGATTTCCAGAAAGTCTAAAAGAGATCAGAGATTTGCAAAGAGAATATAAGTATGTCGATACTAGAGATTCAAAATTAATGAATATATATTCGGATGGTACATTATTAGTATTCAATAGTTCATATAAAACTCAATTTAAAGTGCAGTTTAATGATTTATTCCCAGTAAATTTATCAGCACTAGAATTTGATGCAACAGACACTGGGGTAGAATACTTTACAGCGGAAGTAACATTCAAGTATACTTTATATAACCTATTTGATGCAAAAGATAAGAGACTATGACATTTGATCTTGAATCGATCCAAACCATGTGGGAAAGAGATTCCAAAATTGATCCAGATAATCTACATACAGAATCCTTAAATATTCCAATTTTACATGCAAAATATTTCGATCTTTATAATAATATTATTCTACTAAAAAAGAAGGCAGAACAGCAAAGAAGAAATATACGACACGAAAGGTATGAATATTACACAGGTAAAGCAGATCCAGACGTTTACCTAGAAAATCCATTCCCAAAGAAAATCAGAGATAAAGAAACACTACAAAAGTATCTGGATGCAGACAAATCACTTTCAAATATTTGTTTGAAAATAGACTACTATGAAACTATGCTAAATTATATTGAGAGTATTTTAAAAATGATACAAAACAGAACGTATCAAATTAAGAATGCAATCGAAGTAATTAAGTTTCAGGCTGGGTATGGTTGATAGTGCAAATCTGATTATAGAAAAGTCCAATGAGGTTTTCCTAAAAATTACAACTGAACCTCATATCGAATATGAACTAAGAGACTATTTTAAGTTTGAAGTACCCAATGCAAAATTCATGCCTCAATATAGAGGAAGAAATTGGAATGGAGAGATCCATTTATTCGATATGAGATCAAAACAAATTTACGTTGGTTTATTAGATAAAGTTATAAGTTTTTGTGATAATTACGGGTATAAGTATCAATTTAAAGATAATAAGTTCTATGGTCTTCCATATGAAGTAAATGAAACTATTTCATTTGAAGGAGTGAAGGACTATATGAATTCTATTTGTTCTCATTCCCCAAGACAGTATCAAATAGAGGGAGTATATGATGCTTTACGGCACAATCGAAAGTTATTGATAAGTCCAACTGCGTCAGGAAAAAGTCTGATGATCTACGCCCTCGTGCGGTATTATGTGGATAAAGGTCAAAAAATTCTTTTAGTTGTTCCAACGACATCTCTTGTATCTCAGATAGTCGGGGATTTTCGTGATTACGGGTGGGACGCAGATTCATATTGTCATCAAATATATTCGGGTAGAGAGAAGTATAGTGATCTTCCTGTTACAGTTTCTACTTGGCAATCTATCTACAAATTAGAAAGATCATTCTTCGAAAAATACAATGTAATTATAGGCGATGAAGCTCATTTGTTCAAGAGCAAATCTCTTATATCAATAATGAGCAAATCTCATCATGCAAAATATAGATTTGGATTTACTGGAACATTGGATGGAACACAAACTCATAAATGGGTTCTTGAGGGTTTATTTGGACCATCATATAAAGTAACTAGAACCGCAGAATTGATGGAGCAGGGACATCTATCTAAATTAGATATTCAATGTTTGGTTCTAAAGCATAATCCGCAAAAGTTTGAAACTTATGAAGATGAGATTCAATATTTAATCTCTCATGATAAAAGAAACAATTTTATTAAAAATTTAACTTTAGATTTAAAGGGAAATACATTAGTTTTGTATAGTAGAGTTTCTACTCATGGAGAACCATTATTTAATTTGATAAATAAGAATAAGAAAGATGACCGTAAGGTATTTTTTGTACATGGTGGAGTTGATGCTGAAGAGAGAGAATTGGTTAGAGAAATTACTGAAAGAGAGAATAACGCAATTATTGTTGCATCTTACGGAACGTTTTCTACCGGAATTAACATTCGAAATTTGCATAATGTTATCTTTGCTTCTCCCAGCAAATCCAGAATAAGAAATCTACAATCAATAGGAAGAGTCCTTAGAAAAGGAAAAAATAAAACAAAGGCAATGCTTTATGATATATCTGACGATTGCACAGTGAACTCTAGAAAAAATTATACGTTAAATCATCTAATAGAAAGAATTAAAATTTATAACGAAGAAAAATTTAATTATGAAATAATCACTTTAAATTTTAAAAACTAATGGAAGAAGATTTTTATGCTACTATTAAATTAAAAACCGGAGAAGAAATATTTGCAAAAGTTTCTGTTTCGGAAGAAAATCACGAAACGTTTCTTCTTATTACAAACCCAGTAGTATTATCTCCTATTGTAATAAGAAGCTCGTTATCTGGTTATAAAGTAGAACCGTGGCTAAAAACAGCATCCGATGATATGTTTATCATAAAAATGTCTGACGTTATTACAATCTCAGAATCATCAGACATTCAAATAATATCAATCTATCAGTCTTATGTAAGAGATAACGATAAATTTTCTAGCAGAAAGAATAAAATATCTAAAGAAATGGGATACGTAGCTAATATATCTGATGCTAAAGAAATATTAGAAAAGATATTTAAGAATAATTAAAGCTATTATTTTTCTTCAAACCCAACAAAGGTATTATAGTTATTATTTTTAAAGTTGTCAACTCTGAGGAGAAATGTTATAATATCTACATATAAGGTAGATACAAAATGATTATCACTACAAATATGACCAAAAGAAAGAGGTCTGAACATTACGTCAACAACAAGGAATTTCTAGCTGCTTTAATTTCCTATAGAGAGAGTGTCGATCTAGCACTTGCCCAGGATAAACCAAAACCTCCTATTCCTCGCTACATTGGAGAGTGTTTCCTGAAGATTGCTAATCACCTTTCCTTCAAACCAAACTTTGTGAACTATATGTTCAAGGAAGACATGATTTCCGATGGAATTGAGAACTGCGTTCAATATATTCATAACTTCAATCCAGAGAAGTCACAAAATCCCTTTGCTTACTTTACTCAAATTATTCACTATGCTTTCCTTCGTCGTATTCAGAAAGAGAAAAAGCAGTTAGAGATCAAAAATAAAATCTTAGAAAGAACAGGATTTGATCAAGTTTTTGATGACAACTCACTTGACGGAAGTAATTATAGCGACTATAATTCCATTAAAGACGCTGTACACTCAAAACTTCGTTATTGAATGAAAGTAGCAATTATTACTGACCAACACTTTGGAGCAAGAAAGAATTCAAAACTCTTTCACGATTATTTCCTAAAGTTTTACAATGATGTATTTTTCCCTACACTCGAAGAGCAAGGGATTACTACTGTTGTTGATATGGGAGATACTTTTGATAGTCGTAAAGGAATTGATTTCTCTGCTTTATCGTGGGCAAAGAATAATTACTATGACCGTCTTCAAGAGATGGGAGTAAAAGTTCATACAATTGTTGGTAATCATACTGCATATTATAAAAATACAAATGATGTAAATGCAGTTGATTTGTTATTGCGCGAATACGATAACGTAACTGTTTATTCAGATCCAACTGAAGTGATGTTGGGTCAATTACCCGTACTTTTTATACCCTGGATTAATCAAGAAAATGAAGAACGCACTCTTAAACTTATTAAAAATACAACTTGCAAGTGTGCGATGGGGCACCTTGAACTCCAGGGATTTAGAGTTAATCGACAAATCCTCATGGAGCATGGTTTGGAAAGCAAACTATTTGGTAAGTTCGAGCGTGTCTACTCGGGACACTATCACACTAGATCGGATAACGGGACGGTCTTCTATCTAGGAAATCCATATGAAATGTTCTGGACAGATGTTGGAGATACTAGAGGGTTTCATATCTTCGATACTGATTCTGTAAATCACGAACCAATTAATAATCCTCATAGGTTATTTTATAATATCTATTATGAAGACACTCCTTATCAAACGTTTGATTCTCGTGAATATGAGAACAAGATTGTTAGGGTAATAGTTCGTAAGAAAACGGATATTAAAAAGTTTGAAAAGTTTATTGATAAATTATATTCTTCAAATGTTGCGGAACTCAAGGTAGTAGAAAACTTTCAGATCGAAGCAAATGAAGAATTTGAAGCCTTCGAATCGGAAGACACGCTATCCATACTGAATAGATATATATTAGAGTCTGAAATAAATCTTGATAAAGCAAAAATTCAAGAAATGATTTCGGAGGTATATAAAGAAGCTTGCGAATTAGTGTAGTATGTTTATACTTACAATTTATGGTAAAGAAGATGAAGGTGCATATTCTGTAGTTAATGAAGAAGGAAATAGTGTACTCTATATTTTTGAAGAAGAAGATGATGCGTTGAGATTTTCTATAATGTTGGAGGAGGAGGATTATCCCCTAATGAACGTTATAGAAGTAGATGATGAAGTCTTAATAAAAACCTGCGATATTCATGGATATGAGTATGCTATAATAACAAAAAATGATCTTGTAATTCCACCAAAATTGACTAAAAGCAATGATTCTATTTGAAAAAATTCGTTGGAAAAATTTTCTTTCTACGGGAAATCAATTTACTGAAATAACATTAAATGAAAATAATACTACACTAATCATAGGATCTAATGGTGCTGGTAAGAGTACAATTCTTGATGCTCTTACTTTTGGTTTATTTGGAAAATCTTTTAGGAAGATTAATAAACCTCAGCTGGTAAATTCTACTAATGAAAGAGACTGTCTAGTTGAAATTGAATTCTCTATTGGATCTATTTCTTGGAAAGTTGTTAGAGGAATAAAACCAAATGTATTTGAGATCTATAGAAACGGATCAAAACTGGATCAAAACTCTTCTGCAGTAGATCAACAGAAGTATCTGGAACAATCCATTTTGAAAATGAATTACAAATCCTTTACTCAGATTGTAATTTTGGGTAGTAGTAATTTTGTTCCATTTATGCAACTTCCAACTCCAAGTCGCAGGGAAGTTATTGAAGATTTATTGGATATTAAAATTTTTTCTTCAATGAACATTATCATTAAGGAAAAAATTCGCACTCTTAAAGAAGAAATTAAAACACTTGAATTAAAGAAAGAGACGATCAAAGATAAAGTTGAAATGCAAAAAAACTTTATCGAAGAAATTGAAAACTTAGGTAAGAAAAATATAGAAGAAAAAAATATTTCCATTATGTCTCTTACGGAAGAGATTGGATATTTAATGTCTGATAATGAATCTGTAGAAGATCCACTTAGAGAACTCATTCGAGAGCAAGATGCTATTACTGGATACGCGGAGAAACTTCGCAAGTTAGGAAACCTTAAAGGTAAAATATCTCAAAAAGTATCTACTATTACACAAGAGCATAAGTTTTTTACTGAGAATACGGTATGCCCTACATGTACTCAGTCAATCGAGGAGACCTTCAGAATAAATAGAATTAAGGACGCTCAAGATAAAGCAAAAGAGTTGCAATCTGGTTATAAAGAACTGGAGGAGGCAATTAAAGAGGAAGAGGAGCGAGAGCGTCAATTTAATACTCTAACGAAGGAGATTTCAAAACTAACGAATGGTATTTCTCAAAACAATATTAAGATTAATGGATTACGGAGACAAATCCGAAATCTTGAATCTGAAATTCAAACAATTACCGAGAACCTTGCAAACAGAAATTCTGAACATGAGAAGTTAGAATCCTTCAAAGACAATTTAAGAACTACATACGACGAGCTCGCTTCTAAAAAAGATACAATAAACTATTGCGATTTTTCGTATAGTTTACTCAAAGACGGTGGAGTTAAATCCAAAATCATTAAGAAGTATTTGCCGCTGATAAATCAGCAAGTTAACCGTTATCTTCAGATGATGGATTTTTATATTAATTTTACTCTTGATGAAGAATTTAACGAAACCGTCCAATCACCAATTCATGAAGATTTTTCGTACTCTTCGTTTAGTGAAGGTGAAAAGCAAAGAATTGACTTAGCACTTTTATTTACGTGGAGAGAAGTTGCTAAGTTTAAAAATTCTACAAATACAAACCTATTAATCTTAGATGAAGTATTTGATTCATCTCTAGATGGATTTGGGACAGAAGACTTCTTAAAAATAATCAGATATGTAATTAAAGACGCTAACGTTTTTATTATATCTCATAAAGAATCTCTACATGATAAATTCAACTCAACAATAAAGTTTGAAAAAATCAAGAACTTTTCATATAAAAAATCATGAGAAAATTTGTTTGTATGTGTGGACTTCCTAGAACGGGGTCCACTTTATTAGTGAATGTATTAAATCAAAATCCACATGTTACTATATCTCCAGATTCCATATTGGGATCGATAGTTCAATCAGCACAAAATCAATTCACTGATGCTGTTCGTGAATCTCAATATGACGCTGAAACTTCTTATGATTTAATTAAAAATTTTTGTAGATCGGGTGTTAATTCTTGGATTGATACTATTTGCGATACGGATATTTACATTGATAAATGCAGAAGCTGGTCTCATGAATTAGATTTTCTATTTAATCTATTCCCAGACATAAAGATTATCTATACTATTCGAGATTTAAGAGGAATAATTTCATCATTAGAGAAAGTTCATAAGAAAACTATGATGAGCTATAAGGATGAAATGTATTTTGGTGAACAAAATTATGATTATAATAAAGA